GGTATTGATGGTTACCGACAGCCAGTCAGCCTTAGAAGCCACTTCCTTAGCGTTGGCTTCCATTGCCGCACCGATCTCATATTGATGAGGATCAATACGGGTTGGAGTTTCGGTTACAGTCTCAGCCTTGGGGTTTAGAATGTTCTTAGCCATAGTCTTAATCCTCTCTCATGACGAATAGCCACAAGCGGATGCTTGTGGTCTATCAGTCTTTTTCACTTGTCAAACAACGGGCACAGCTTGCGCCCAGTGCCGTTAAGCACCATCCATAGACTAGCAAGCCATTGTGGCTAAGTCAAGGTCACATTGTGGCTTAATCAAGGTATTTGTGCCTTAGTTCTGCCATAAGGCTTGAAATGCTACCACATTTCAGCCACAGAGATGAATAAAGCGGTTCATTCATATTCATGAATGCCCGCGGAGTGCTCTGTTCATATTGGTTTACAACGAGTATCTATAGAATAGCATCTGATATCTTACGCTCACCTGCTATCGCCGTTAGGCTAATGAAGGTATATTGTAAGCTATAGATGCTATGGTAGTATCTTATGCAATTTAAGAGTTTTACGTTTTATTCCTGCTTTGTTCTTCCTTCGTTCATGCCTTGTTCGTGTCTTTCCAGCAACAGGTGTTGCTCAAAAACCCTCCATAGGGGGTCGGGGGGTTTCGTCCGCGCAATGAATTACATCAAAAATATATCTCGGTATATTTTTATACGTAGTATTAAAATTCTATGCTCTTGAACAGCAAATAGCATATTCCAACCAGCCAAAGTGTAAATACTGCCCATACGGCCGTTTCCCCCAAAAGGGAAACGAGCCTTACTGCCCAGTCTCCGAATATTTCCATGTTTCTTCTACTCCAAATCTCTATTTCAGCACTTTCCCCGGTATGTTGGTACGTCTAACCTATTTAAACGCATCAGCAACCTTCATAGGTGAAGCTGCACGGCCCTTTAAAAAGTAATCATTGGGTACATATTTAATAAACTTTGGACCAACTTTGCTATTTTCCCTAATTTTCCATTTAATTCCCTCTTTTAGGGAAGTTATAGAATAAGCTAAATTCTCTCCTCGATATATATCCAATCTTTCTTCAGGATCAAATCCATCCTTAATTAGTTTTCTACAATAATCAAATCCAGGACTATGATTCTCAGGTTCCTTACCCTCCCAATTACATTCTGCTCTAATATCGTTTAATTGTACTTTCATTGTAATTCCTAAATAAATTTGACAATCTTCCACTATACCTGTATAATACTATAATGTCAAATCTAATACTACCTAAAATACCAGATAAGGTAACTACCTTAGAATCTTTAATAGAAGACCTAGACCAAAGAGGACTCTTAGTACTAAGTATATTACTAGGACAACAAGCTATGAAGATATTAACAGAAGAGAAGATAAATATAACTAAGTAACAAAGGATATTCTAAAGATGCCCGCTGGCTATGAAAAGCTTAGAGATTCCTTTGTATCTAAGGGTATGTCCTTGAAGGCTGCTAAAACTAAGGCTGCTAAGATCTGGAATGCAAAACATAAAGGTAGTTCTGCCGTAGGCAGAGGAAGAGCTTAAGAAAGGAGTAATATTCAATAAATGGCTAAAGCAATAGAATGGTTCTTATGGGGTCTATTCATGGGAATGGGCTGGATTGTAGGAAACAATGTCCTCAACTTCATAGGTTCTTTCATGCATCATTGATTGTTCTTACAATCTAATGATTGTTCTTACAATCTAATGAGGATACTAAACTAATGATACTACCACAAACCGAGTATGATGCAATTATTGGTCTACTCAATCAAATATTACAAAAGGAAACTAAACTAATGGCTACTCTCCAAGATATCGCTGACGCTGTTGCTGCAGAAACCACTGTAGATCAGTCTATCGTAACTCTACTCGACAACATTGTCGCTGAACTCAAGGCTGCTCAAGCCTCTAATGATCCTGCGGCTATAGGTGCAGTAGTTGCTAGCATTCAAGCTAATCAGAAGATTCTGAGTGATGCTGTCACTGCTAATACTCCAGTTACTCCTGTTCCTGTAGTCTGATGGCCAAAGCTACTACTGCCAAGAAGGCAGATATGGCTAAAGATAAGAAACTAGGTATTAAGGAAGGTTCTAGTAAAGATAAGAAGAGAGATAGAAAGATAAAGGGATATTAATCTATGAGTCTTGATGAACTTAATAAGGAAATAACTGGTTATGCAGATTATGGAGTCCCCCACGGGACTCCCAATGATCCTAAGAACCATCCCGCCTATAATATGCCAAAGTCTACTAAAACTGGCTTAGGTCTAATTCCAATTGGTCCTAATAAGGATTTAGGAGATGAGTAATAAAACATTCTGTTTTATGCGACATGGTGACTACCATGTCTAAAGGAAATAAACGTCAGAAAGACGATAAAGCCAATATGAAGAAACCTAAACCTAAGGAAGGGCCTAAGACCGAATTAACCGGTTTTGCTGCTTTATCTCATATTTTTGAGGACAAGAAGTAAAATCTTGCAATGGCGGAGATGCAGAATGTGGATTGGAGTCTAATTGGAATTGGGGCAACTATAATCGGTGCAGTCTGGTCTTTAGCCTGGTGGTTAGAAGGTAAATTCTCACAAATTAAAAGCTTAGTTCACGATCAAATTCAGAAATTAGGTAAAGAGATTTCGGATAAGCTAGATTATCATGAAAAACATGATGATACCAGATTTGCTGTTATGGCCACAGATTTAATGGATATTAAATTACGTAATGCCACTATCCAAGGCTTATACCTGAATTCACCCGATGAAGACTTAACTCCAGTCTCTAAAAAGATTAAGAAAATTCTAAAAGAAAGTTAATTTATGTCTACCTTATATGTAACCGAGTTTGCAGATGTCGGTAAAGTCGGTGGGGTTATCCCCGTCGGTGCAGAGCCGGCTACTGCTGACCAAAATATTCCATTTACTGCGACTGCAGGACAGTCCGCCGCCTTTAAAAATAATACTTCCTTAGTACGTATCCACGTTGATGGAGTTGCAAGTATCCTATTTGGTACTAATCCTACAGCCGTTGCCAATACTAATCGGCGATTGTCTGCAGGACAGACTGAATACTACTCTATTCCAATGGGGCAAGGTTATAAAGTTTCAGCGGTGACCTCAACATGATGGGAAGTGGGTCCGGAGATTCTAATGCAGTATTCTCCCTGCTAGCTGCGCTTTCTGATCCAGAAGCAGCTAAAGCTAAACTAAAAGATATAACTGAAGCTACTAAAATTCATCAGAAGATGGTGGATGATTTTACTATTTCTTCTCAGAAAACTAACCGAGAGTTAGAGGCTAAGAAGGCAGCAGTAGAAGTTAAGTTAGCCGAGGTTTCTAAAATTAAAGCCGATAGTGACGCCGCTTATGCAGTTCGTAGTAAGCAATTGTCTGATTTAGAGTCTACTTTAGCTAAACGACAGTCTACTATCGTAGAAACTGAGAATCGTCATAATCTAATTGAACCTAAGCTAATAGCTAGAGAATCCGCAGTCTTTTCTAAAGAAATAGCTTTAAATGCTAAGGAAAAGGATCTACAGGAATTAGAAGCTAAGGCGTCTAATCTTAAAAATAGTTATGAGGCTAAACATGAGGCTCTTCAAGCCGCCATGGGAGTTACTCATCACATCATGACTGCCGATACCGGTACATTAGGTACAGTAGGAGGCCGAGTTGGCAGCATTTAATAAATTCAATCTATTTACTCAAGATCTTACTGAAGGCGTCCATAATTTCAAATCTGGTGGCCAGACATTTGATGTCATGCTTTCCAATACAGCTCCTGTTGCTACTAATCACCTATATGGTGATATCTCCGGTACTGAATTAAGTACAGGTGGCGGTTATACCGTAGGCGGCATAGCTTCTGCTATGTCAGATTCATCTGCTTCAGGTGTCGAGAAGGTCCTTGCAACTAATGTTACTTGGACAGGTTCCGGTGGCGGCATGGGTCCATTTAGGTATGTAGTGGTCTATAATACTACTCCTACAACGCCTTTGAAACCTTTGGTCTGTTGGTTTGATTATGGAGCTAGTATCTCTCTTAATGCAGGGGATACATTTACCGTTGCATTTGATGGTACTAATGGCTTCTTCACGGTAACTTAATGTCAATTACTTCAGGTATTTATAATATATCAGCTCCTAGTGGTGTGATGGCAGCAGGATTAGGATCTGCTGCTCCAATCTATTCATTTCGTTGGACCAGCCCTTCCTTACAATGTTCTATTCGTAGAGTTAGAATTTCTGCTGGAGATACTTCTACCGCATTTGCAGCAGGGACATTCATTTTTAATATGTTTGTAGCACGTAAATTTACTGCTTCAGATACTGGGGGTACAGCAATAGTTCCAGTTGGAAATGATGGTAAATTACGAACCGCATATCCAACTTCTCAGATTGGTGATTTACGAATTTCCTCTACTGCGACATTGACTGCAGGTACTAGAACATTAGATGCACAAGCAATAGGCAGTTTGGTATCTTCCGATCCAGCTACAGCGGGAAATGATATCTTGGCTCCAATTGCTTTATTTACACCATGGACTACGGAAGAGAGATTATTACTAATGCAGAATGAAGGTTTTGTTATTCAAGCTACAGTTCCAGCAACTGGAACATGGAGTTTTGCAATTGAAACAGCATGGGAAGAAGGAACAGGATTTTAATTAATGACTACAACCATACCTAATACTTCAACATCAGGCACAGTAGGTTCCCCAAGTCCGGCTTCTATTGCGACTGAATCTGTTGATAACACAGTTACAGCTACCAATTCTGATATCATACAGCAAATGTCATTGGTTAATATTGCTGCCGAACTTAGAAATATTCAAAATGTTTTAGCTACGTCTTTGGGACTTGCAAATGATCCAGCGAGTGGACGTTTACGCATTCTATTAGATTCGATTACTTCAGGGGTGGTATTTCCAGGTCTAAACGTTAATCAATATGCTGGTTTCCCCAATAACAATGTTGTCTTTGATGAAATGACAACGGCTTGGGCAACGGGTACGCGAGCACATATCACATGAGCACTACAATCAATTTTAAACCTGGATTAGATAAACCGCTTTGGGCACCCTGTTCGCCACCGTTGATGCAAGGTCCGACACAACTTTTTTATCATGATATACTTTCTGATCTTCGGAATAATACAACTCGAATTCCACAGATTTTTCTGAGTGGCGCTGGTCCGGCGACTATATCTACTTATAATCCTATTCTTGATGAATGGAATAACGCTTTTGTTAATCCTATTTCTCTTGGTAATGGTTCATTTCAAGTATTTCATCCGCAACAAGGACCGCGTGGAACTATTACAACAGGCGCGACTACAACAAGTGTTGTGTTATCGACAGCATTGCCAGCGTCAGTCGGGGCCAATCAACTTACTAATCGTGGAGATGGAGTTGGGTATCGTTTAAAAATAATTGGTAATTCAGCGGCTGCATCAGGAAAGACCGAAGAAGTTACAGTTACCGCGAATACATCAGGCACTACCCCGACTATTAATTTTACACCTGCATTAACATTTACTCCAGCTAGTGGAGATGCTTACGAATTTCTTTCAGGCAAAATTTATGGAGCACAGGCTGGGGGAAGTTATAAGAGTTTTGATATTTTAACCGCTGCAACAGGAACACTTTCAACTACCAATTTTGCTACAACGACAGATGCTAAAGGCATTCCATTGTGCGAACTTTATGTTTCTAACGATCGTAATCCTGGAGACGGTTTCATTGACAATGGATCGACTTATAATAATACTATTAATAAATGTTTTACAGCATCGGGAGGAACGACCACAACTATTATTGCTAATGCATTGACTAATCCATCAACTCCTAGTTTATTTACTAATGAATATCGTAATTTCCAAATTCGAGTAGTTGAAGATACAACTAATCCAACTAATGTTGGTGCTCGTTATAATATCACATCTCATACTTCCGGCAATACTCCGACTTTTACTGTGCCAACTATGACATTTGCACCAACAGCCAATGTCACGAAATTTGTACTTGAGCAGAATAATGATCGTATTATTGTGCGTACTGGATCGAGTGCAAGTACTTATACTTACAATATTGGAGCTAATACTTGGGATACGACTACATTTTCTGCCGCAGGTAATGCAGTTTCAAACGGAGCAATGTTTATTCCATGTTTTGGCATTACGCGAGATCCCACTGGTAATCGTCTTCAAGGACAATTTTGGTTATTTCGAGGTAATGGTGGTAATGTGGATTTTTTTGATATGACTGCAGCGGCTACGGGGACGTGGACTAATGGAGCTACTATTTTTGGATTTTCCAATAGCCTTTATAATGCCGCGATTGCAAGTTGTGGAGTTTACGATCCAGTAACATTAGGAGGTAAATTTTTTCATATTACTGGGCTAGGCTTGGTTTCAGGCCAGGTTTGGAATCCTCAACAACGCTTTCATCGGTTCGATGTTGTATCCGGTACATTATTTGGTGAAACATATTTACGTTATCCTGGTTTAAATAGTTCAAGTGTAACTGGCAATCGTTTAACAATGAATTATATGTTTGATGGTGCAACGAAGCTAGGGATTTTATATTGTTCACAGCCATATGCAGGCATCGGACATTTCTTATTTTCGTTGGCATTGGAGGCATAAATGGCGACCTTAACTTTTCAATTTACTAGCATCGCTACTGGTACACTTACCAAAACTTATACTTTTTCTGAAACAGATGCAAATCGATGGCTTATTTCACTTGGATCTCCGGGACAAACGAATGTCCAGGTATTATTAAATTGGGCCAATACTATTGTAGCAAAAACCATTGCAGATGAACAAGCCTACGAAAAAGCACAGCCGATTACACCTCTATCACTAAGTTAAGATGTCTCTTTTACTTCTATTTGCAAGTGGCAGTGGAGGAACGGGAACCTCATTTACCTTATCTGCAAGTCAAGGTACATTTATAGTCAGTGGAATTGCAGCAGCGCTTAATAGTTCTAGGTCTATTTCAACTTCACAAGGTACTTATATAGTATCTGGTAAGAATATAACTCTTAATAGAGGTATTAAGATTAATGCTGCACAAGGTAGTTTTGTAGTTAATGGTATATCAGTAACTCTTCCGGTGGGAAGAATTATGAATACTGTAAAAGGAACCTATATAGTTAATGGCATAGCTCAAAATGTAAATTTTGCTAAAACTATCCAGGCTGTTAAAGGAACATTTACACTTACTGGAAATGCAGAGGCAAATCCAGTAGCTTTATCTATACTAGCAAATAAGGGGACTTATATTGTAAATGGTATTCCAGTTACTCTAAATTATGTTCCCTTTTCAGGCGGGGCCGTTCCAATACATTCTCTGCCTTTCTTGGCTACTACAGGACCAATGACAGCCAGATGAAAAAGCCTAAATCCGAGATACAAAAGACTAGAGATGAACGGCGTAAATTAGCTGAAAGCTCTTTAGAAAAGTTCATTGAATTAGTTCATCCAAAACGTCTATTAGGTAATATCCACCGAGAAGTAATTCATTGGTGGACTTCTAATGGTGCTAAATCTCACCAACTACTTTTACTACCTAGAGACCACATGAAGTCAGCTCTAATTGCTTATAGAGTTGCTTGGGAGTTAACTAAAGATCCTACGCTAAGAGTTCTCTATATTTCGTCTACTTCTAATCTTGCTACCAAGCAATTGAAGTTTATCAAAGATATCTTTACAGATGACATATATCGGCTTTACTGGCCCGATATGGTTATCAAAGATGAAGCTAAACGAGAGAAGTGGACTGAACGGGAAATATCCCTAGATCACCCCAAACGTAGAGAAGAGTCAATTCGTGATCCCTCAATTTTCACTGCTGGACTTACTAGTAACATTGTTGGTATGCATTGCGATATTGCCGTCCTTGATGACGTGGTGGTTCAAAGTAACGCATACCTCGAAGAAGGACGACAAAAGGTAATAGATCAATATTCTTATTTATCCTCTATTGAAACTGTGAATGCCCGAGAGTGGGTGGTTGGGACTCGATACCATCCCAAGGATCTGTATTCAAGTTTACTCGAAATGGAAATAGATGAATATGACGAAAACGGAGATAAAAAAGCTTCAGTCTCTTTGTTTGAAAGCAAAGAATACCCGGTTGAAACAGCAGGCGATGGTTCTGGACAGTTTCTCTGGCCTCGTCAACGGCGATCAGATGGCAAATGGTTTGGTTTTGACGCCGATATCCTCGCCACTAAAAGAGCGCAATATCTCAATAAAATCCATTTTAGGGCACAGTATTATAACGATCCCCACGATGTGGATAATTCACCCATCCAAAGGGACTTATTCCAGTACTATGACCAGAATTATCTTACCAAAAGGGACCATCATTGGTTCTTCAAAAGAGAACGTCTTAATGTATGTGCCTCAGTGGACTTTGCCTACTCTACAGGTAAGAAGTCTGATTTCACTAGTATTGTCGTTCTTGGTACTGATAGTTTTCACAATTATTACATTTTGGAAATAGACCGTTTTAAGACTGATAGAGTTTCTGAATATTTCAATCATATATTAAAGTTATACGATAAGTGGGGTTTCAGAAAGATTAGATGTGAGGTTTCAGTTGCGCAGAAAGTCATTGTCGAAGATTTAAAAGAAAACTACATCCGACGCAATGGTCTCTCCCTGGCTATAGATGAATATCGTCCTAGTAGATGGCAAGGTTCAAAAGAAGAAAGGATCTTCTCGGTGTTAGAACCGCGTTACGCGAACAGACAGATATGGCACTATCCTAGTGGTAATTGCCAGGTCTTAGAAGAAGAATTAATTTATAGCAATCCTGCCCATGACGATGTCAAAGATGCTTTAGCATCTGTAATAGACTTCGCAGTACCTCCAATAGATTATTATAGAATGAGTAAAACTAAAGTACCTGAATTCACCTTCCACTCCCGTTGGGGCGGAGTGGCATGACTGGGAAGGTAATGGCCCTCGAGAATGTCATCTCTCCGGATCTTCTCGCAACTAGACTTACAGAACGATATATTCAATGGGATACTTTACGTCAGGTAGCCAAGAATGATTGGGAAGAGATAAGACGTTATGTCTATGCAACGGATACTACCCAGACTTCAAATGCCTCCCTTCCTTGGAAGAATAAGACGACAGTCCCTAAACTTTGCCAAATCCGTGACAACCTATTTGCCAACTACATCGCCACACTGTTTCCCAAGCGGAAGTGGCTAGTTTGGGAACCTGAGAATGAAGATGCTGCTGATGTAGAAAAGCGTGATTCCATCATCAACTATATGTCCTGGGTAATTGAACAACCTACCTTTAAGTCTGAGATGGAAAAGATCATCCAAGACTACATCGACTTCGGTAACTGTTTTGGTACTGTCGAATGGGTAGATCAAAGAGTAGAACAAACTGATAAAACTCAAGCTGGCTATGTTGGTCCTGCCGTTCGTCGCATTAGTCCTCTAGATATAGTATTCAACCCTACTGCTGAGAATTTCATCCAATCTCCTAAAATCATCCGTTCCCTAATCTCTCTAGGTGAACTAAAGGATTTATTGAATAGAATGTCTAATGATGAGAACTTAGCTGAGTATGAAGCCCTATATGAATACTTAAAAAAGATTAGATTCCATGCTCGGCAATTTGAAGGAGATTGGATCCAAAAGGATCGTCTCTATGCCATGGATGGTTTCACTAACTTCCGAGCTTATTTAATATCCGATATGGTAGAGGTCTTAACTTTCTATGGAGATTGGTACGATCCTTATACGGATGTCTTTGAAAAGAATCGTGTTATTACGGTGGTCGATCGACACAAGCTGATCGAGAATAAACCTAATCCGTCTTTCTTTGGCTATCCCCCGATTGTCCACTCTCCTTGGCGCCGTAAACAAGATAATCTCTGGGGTATGGGTCCATTAGCCAATCTTGTTGGTATGCAATATCGCATGGACCATATTGAAAATATGGCCGCAGATATCTGGGATTTGGTTACATACCCAGTGCAAAAGGTAAAAGGTTTCGTAGAAGAATATGTCTGGCAACCAGGTGAAAAGATCTTCGTTTCTGAAGAAGGGGATGTCGAACTAGTCCAACCTGAAGTACAAATTATGCAATCTGACATGAAGATCGAAAAGATTCAAATGCAGATGGAAGAAATGGCGGGAGCTCCCCGTGAGGCGATGGGCATTCGGTCCCCGGGTGAAAAGACAAAGTACGAAGTACAGCGTCTAGAGAATGCCAGCTCCCGTCTATTTCAAAATAAGATTAACCAGTTCTCTGAACAAGTTCTGGAAATGCTACTTAACTACATGCTTGAGTTAGCTCGTAGGAACTTATCAGGGGCACTTACCATAAAGGTATTTGATAATGATCTCAATGCTACCACGTTCCAAACGCTTACAGTCGATGACATCACAGGAGTTGGTCGAATTAAGCCAATTGGAGCACGACACTTTGCTGAACAAGCTGAACTCGTCCAAAATCTCACGGCCCTCACAGGTTCAAATCTATGGGCTACTGTCCAACCTCACTTCTCCGGGGTTACACTTGCAAAGATACTCGAGTCTGTCTTCGACCTCAAAGATTATCGAGCAGTCACTCCCTACATTGCTCTCGCTGAACAAGCTGATGGACAACGAATGGTCCAGGCTCTTCAAGAACAACTTCACCAGGAGATGGGAACTGCTACCGGAATTGGACATGATTATGATACCAACACTCAAGGTCAATTCTCTCCGCCACCTCCCCAGACTCCAGCTCGCCCTGGTTTAGGGTTGCAACGTAATCCTCCAGCCAATGCAACTCCAACTGGAACTTTAGGAACTCAATAATGTCTGATTTACAAATGCAACAGGAAGATCATCCAATCCACAACGTACCTAAAGCTACTGAACAGTACGCGGGAGATGTACTTCCCATCATACCTCCTGGGACTCCAAATACATGGTCTGATCTTAGTCAGGCATCAGGTCCAGGTTCGTTAACGAAGGAACAAGCAAAGAGATCTGATACTCCAGTGAAACGAACAGGAACACCTAACTAATGATAACTGCTTGGACCAAGCATTTAAAGACTGAGGAAGACAAAGAGAAATTTACTAAGAGTCTAAAAGCTGCCCGACATGTTTTAGATCGATTGCAGCAACTCTTAGATGAAGAGAAAGTAGCCCTTGAGGCTTCAGAAATAAGTCCTAAGATATATGAGACACCTAATTGGGACTATAAGCAAGCTCACACCAATGGTTTTAAAGCTGCTTTAAGAATGGTGTCCAAACTTATAAACCTAGACCAAAAGGAAACAGATAATGGCCGACAGCCTATTAGACAACGTACCGGTTGACCAAACCAACGAAAGTTTGCAACAGCAAACACGCGACGAACTCTTCAATAAATGGAAAGACAAATCCAAAGAAGAGCTCTTAGCAGCAAAGGTAGAGTCCGATCTTTTTATTAAGACACAAAATGCCCGCTTCGACAACATTCGGGGAGATTATCTTAAATTAAGAGAAGAAGCTACAGCGAAGGCCTCGTTAGAAGAATTAATAGCTCGACAAGAGAAACTTCTCGCTAACCCGGAACAGACCACAATCACCCCCGTGGAAGAAACCAAGCCATCGATTAAACCTGAAGATATTGATTCCATTCTGGAACAGAAGCTCACAGCACGTGAGAAGCTGATTAAACAGACTGAAAACTTCAATATGATTAAGGCAAAACTAAGGGAACAATTTGGAGATAAAGCTTCAGAAGTTCTCAAACAACGTATGGATACACTAGGCTTAGATCAAGCTTTTACTGACGATCTGGCTAAATCTCATCCCTCTGTCTTTATCAGGACATTCGGATTAGATGAAACTAGACAGTCTACTAATGTAGCTCCACCGCGCTCTAGCTTGCGAACTGACAGATTCGCTCCCACAGTGCAGAAGCGGGATTGGAACTATTATCAGGAATTAAATAAAAGAGATCCAAGAGCGTATCTAGACCCTAAAATCGCGATCCAAATGCATAACGATGCCATCGAATTAGGTGCTGCATTCGGTATGCCTGAGGATTAATTATAATCTACGGCTATTTTCCTTTTCGGAAAATAAGCCTTAAGGAGACTTCATTATGGCAGGTTTTACCGACGCCACTAATCAATATCTCGTAAGGAGTCAACTTTGGTCACGTCAGATCAAGGAACTTCTTCTCGATGAATTGAATGCTATGAAGTTTGTCAAGATTATCCAAGACTTCCCAGATGGCTATACAATTAACATTCCGTCTATCGGTGAAGCAGAAACGCTAGATTTTACAGAAAATCAGGCGGTCAAGTATAACGCAATGGATACTGGTAACTTCCAGTTCTCATTCGATCAATACAAGTATGCTGCTCATTCGATTAGCGAAAAGTTCAAGAGAGATAGTTTCTACTCATCTGATGTGATTGCGGCATTCGTGCCACGGCAACATCGGGCGTTAATGGAGGCCGTGGAATCTCGCATCTTCGCTATGGCGAATGCAGGACAAACTGCCGGCAATCCTAATATCATCAACCTCGCTGACCATCGTTGGGTGGCAAGTGGCACTGGCCAATCAATCGCATTGACTGACTTTGCTCGTGCACAGTATGCATTAACCAAGGCTAATGTGCCCTTGGTCAATCTCTGTTGTGTTGTTGATCCTTCAGTTGCATATACTCTTCAAACTCAAGCTAACCTTGTGAACTTACTCTCACCCATGCCTATGTGGGGAGATGTAACTCGTGATGGTATTGTAACGGGCTTTAAATTCCGTTTCAATGTCTATGGGTTTGATATCTACGTCTCGAACTACCTGCCACCTATTGCTTCGGAAACGATCAATAGTGTTGCAGTAAGTGGTGGCGTATGCAACTATTTCTTCTCTGCAACCCCTGGTGATACTACACCGTGGATTGGTGGCTTTCGTCAGATGCCCACTGTCTATAGTGAGTTCAATAAGGACTTGCTACAGGAGGAATACCTCACCATTGCGGAATATGGTTTCAAGCTTTACCGGCCTGAAAACATGGTTACCGTGATTACCGCCACCAGTGCAGTTCCAAGCTAAGGAGATATGAAATGGTAGCAGGTTCATGGTTTAACCAAGATGGCTTATACGTCCAATATGGTACGCAGAAAGCCATCCCCGAAGTCGCAGGCGATTTCCTCGTCTACGGCGAAAATCGCGAGATTGAATATCTAATTCCTCTTGTTCCCATGGCTATGGGTGCAGGTGGTTTACAAGTTCCAGCTCCACCGACCTCGTTCTCTGGAACGACTACGGCTATTGCTGCGGGAATTCAATCTTTAACTACGCAGTTCCCACTGCAAATTACCCCAGTGACAACTGTCTCTGGCGGTGTTATAACGTTCACGACTACTCAGCTCTTCATTGAGCAAGTAGAGCTTGATACGATTATCGCAGCCGCTGGTGGCACTAGCATTGCGGTTGGCTTGGTCACGCAGACCACACCGGCTGCGGGTGCTTCACCATCGTTCGTGCAATGTACACCTAATCCAGGTGTTCAGATCATCAATGGCGCTACTGCAGCAGCAGCTATGCAAGCGTCCGGCGTGAAGACCACGTGGAACCAACCCGGTGCCACTGGTATTCAAGGCGGCGTTGCTAACACCGTTGCTGGTGGTGGTTCCTGGATTGGTTCTGTTCCTTTGGTGACAAATGTCATTACTCCTATTCCGAGTAATTCTTATTTGTCAACGATTGCGACAGGTGCATTCACTAACGGGCTAGTTAAGGTTCGTGTCAAGTATACCTTGTACGGCAATATTAGTCAGTAATAAACTATATGTGAGAGGGAGTTAAATGCTCCCTCAAGCATAGAAAGGAAAATAAATGGCTCTTTCAACTAAAACTTTGGATGAAGCAGGAAATCAGATTAATGTCGATGGTGTTTCTGTAGCTTGGGATGCAATGACTAACGCTGTTATTACTCCCACTTCAAGACCGAGTATTTCATCGGGAACTGGTGCTCCTACTTTTACAGCAGCGCAAGGTTCTATGTATATTCGGATTGATGGTGGTGTTAACACTAGAGTTTATATTAATACGACAGGCGCTACAACTTGGACTCCTCTAAGTAATGCGGCTTAATTAAATGGCAAATAAGATCACGTTAACTGATCTAGTTAACTTAACAAATCAAACTACCGCGGTTAACGCGATTAATACCAATAATGAAATCATAGAGCTTGGGATAGATAATACTTTATCTCGAGATGGCACTCAACCTAATCAGATGGGTGCCAGTCTGGATATGAATTCTAATAGAATAATTAATCTTCCCCAACCTAGTGGATCTTTTGATCCAGTTCGTCTTGTTGATATTAATACAGCTACTACGCTGGCTGGAGCGATGGCTAAGTCTAATAACCTATCAGATGTAGCTAGTATTTCACAATCTAAGATTAATCTTGCTCTTGTCAAAGGAGATGTTGGTCTAGGTAATGTTGATAATACTTCTGATGTAAATAAGCCTGTTTCAACGGCACAGAATGCTGCAATAATTCTTAAGGCGGATATTGCATCGCCTACATTTACTGGAGTACCTTTAGGTCCTACCGCTGCACCCGGAACTAATACAACTCAATTAGCTACTACAGCTTTTACTCAAGCTATTTCAGGTATATTTGGAGTTCGTCTAGCTAAATCTGCCAATTATACTGTTCTTACTGGGGATAATGGAGCTACTATAGCTTTAGGTGGAAGTGCTTTCTTTACTCTTACTTTCCCAGCAGCTTCAGGATTAACTGCTACACATAGAAATGTTGTAGTTAATGAAGATAGTATTAGGGCTAAGAATATAGTTTTAACTGGTGGTCCAAGTTTCACGCTTTACCCTGGTCAGACTACTATTGTTTTCAATCAAAATAATGTATGGCAACATACCGATCCAGGCAGATGGAGATTAACTGGAGGTCCTACTGTTTTCGTAGATGTTACCAATGGTAATGATTCTAATGATGGATTGGCTGCCGGAGCAGGCGGTGCCTTCCAAACTTTACAAAAAGCATGGAATACTATTGTTAAAAACTGGGATCTTCAAGGGTTTGTCGTAACTATTCAACTTGCTGATGGAACTTACACAAGTGGGATAGTTTCAAATCTAGGTCCAGTGGGCGGTATTTATCTTGGTATAATCATTCAAGGAAATGCAGCCACTCCTTCTAATGTGTTAATCTCAACTACGAGTGCTGACTGTTTCGAATGGTTTGAAACTGGTGCTCCAATTAGTGTTTGGATTAAGAACTTGAAAATGCAAACTACTACAAGTGGTGATTGTGTTCATGTTCTTGGGGCAGGAAATTATGTCAGAGTTGGCAATGTAGTATTTGGAGCATGTGCTGGGGTTCATATTCGATCTTACAACATGGCTGAAGTAGATGCTTTCACAGATAGTTATACTATTACTGGAGGTGCAGCTGCTCACTACAACACTAATGGACAAGGTGTAATTGGAGTTCAAAGTGAAACAATTACTTTAACAGGAACACCTGCCTTTTCTTCAGGATTTGCAGTTGCACAAGGAGGTAATATCCTCGCACAAGGGAATACTTATTCAGGTGCAGCGACCGGAGCTCGGTATAATGCATCTCTATTAGGTTTAATCGATACTGCAGGTGGCGGTGCTAACTATTTTCCAGGAAGTATTGCAGGTGCAACATTATCAGGTGGAATATATAACTAATGTCTAAGATTACATTAAATAATGTTGCAAGTCTAATAGATGCCACAACGGCTGCAAATACCATAAATGCTAATAGTGGTATAGTTCAGACTGCATTTGACAATACTCTTTCTAGGGATGGAACGGCTCCTAATCAAATGTCATCTGATTTAGATATGAATTCTAATCAGATTTTAAATCTTCCTGCACCATCTTCAACTAATTCCCCATTACGTCTACAAGATTTAAGTAGCTTTATAGGTGGCGGAACTATTTCAACCATTCCCGCGGGAGGAACTACAGCTCAAGCTTTAACTAAAACAAGTAATGCTGATTTTGTTACTCAGTGGAGTAATACTACTTCTTCAGTTGGGCTAGCCTTGCCCGCAGATTTTACTGTAACTAATTCTCCGGTAACTACTACAGGTACTCTAACAGGTGCTTGGGTAAATGCACCTACAGGTACTGGTGGGGTAGTTCGCGCAACAACACCTACCATTACTACGCCAGTTATATCCGGGCATCCTACTGTAGAAGGAATAACTAGTACTGGAGCTACTGGTACAGGTAACTTTGTCTTTAGTAGTTCACCTGCAATAAGTTCACCAACTTTAACTACACCGGCATTAGGAAATGCTACTGGAACAAGTTTGGCTTTAACTGCAGGAGATATATCTTTTGCTACTAGTGGTAGAGGTATAGCAGGAACTGTAACAAATGATAATGCCAATGCAGGCAATGTTGGTGAGTTTATTTCTTCAACAGTCCTTACTGGCTCTGCGTTAGCGTTGACAACGGCTGTACCTTTAAATTTAACTAGTATTAGTTTGGGTGCAGGCGATTGGGATGTTTCTTGTCAAATGTATTTCTCTCCAGCAGCATCAACAAATATAACATTTTTAATAAATTCTATTTCAACAACTAGTGCTACTCTTGATACTGCGCCCGGAAATTACAATGAACATATGTACGCAACTGCTGGTGCAGTCACTGGAGTAGGCACTATAGGTATTAATACAGGTCCAAGACGGTTAAGTTTATCTGGTACTACCACGGTATTTGCTGTAGCGGACGCCGGGTTTACGGTTTCAACAATGGCTGTCTTTGGAATTATAAGAGCTAGGAGAATTAGATGAGATCTAATTTTGACGATTGTCTTAATCGACTTCTTAAAGATGAAGGAGGTTATAGTAATCACCCCGCTGATCCTGGTGGTCCTACTAATTTTGGTATTACTTTAACAGATTATCGTAAGTATATTAATCCTAGAGGAACTGCTTTAGATGTAAAGAATATGAGGGTAGAAGATGCCAAACAGATTTACAAATCCAAGTATTGGGATGCTCTTGATTGTGATAATCTTTCCTCTGGTGTTGACTATAGCTGTTTCGATTATGGCGTTAATAGTGGGCTAGGACGACCTAGGAAGGCTTTACAGCGATTTAAATCTCTGTCGGGTACTTCTCTCATAGATGCTATAAATGACGAACGTATGGCTTTCCTGCGTAGTCTACATACCTTTCCAGTATTTGGTAAAGGTTGGACTAGACGTGTTGCAGGAGTTAGAGAGTACAGCAAATTCTTAGCAAGCAAGAAAGATAATATTACAGCTCCTGTCGTTGGAGTTGCTACTCTTGGAGCGGGGGTCCCAATATCTCAACATTTTCATACACATCAAACTTCAATTATTATTGCTACAGTTGTAGTTGCAGTGTTAGTTGGTGTTGCAATTCACTACTTCAGAAACAAAGGAAAATAAATGACTGATATGCTTTCAGTTGCTCACACATACATGGCACAAGCTGCTGCCGTCCCTTCCGATACTAATATTATTCACACACTTGAAGATGGAGTCTCTTATATGACTGCTTTAATCTCTGCCGTCATAGCTTTTATAATTGGCGGTGGTCTTGGCTGGTGGCTCGGTCCCAAAGCTACTGCAGGAATACAAACTGATCTTACTGCTGTAAAGACTGACATTGAAGATCTCAAAACTAAAGTCGGCGTTTAAACGCCTTTGGCTACAAAGCCAAACCCGTCTACTAGCTAAAGCTCAAGCAATTTCAGCTACTGGTTTATTAATTATCCCACAGTTAAATGGAATGTTTAATGATCCTACTGTTCAAACATATCTAGGGAAAGTAGAAATGCCGTTGTGGTTTCCAATTTTCTTATTTACACTTGCTGCTATAACTTACCTGGCACACGGACATAAGGACGATTGATGTTAGGCTGGATACCATTTATAGGTCCTATTCTACAAGGTCTGTTTAATACAGTTAGTAGTATCTATGGTAAGTTCAAAGATACTCAACTTGGAATGCGACAGACTGAGGTTGAAGAGGCTAAAGTCTCTGCTCAAATAATTCATGATACTAGCGATGATCTCGGCATCCGTATCTTACGCGATGCCGTCTGTCTTCCTGTGGTAGCTTGGACTATGATTATTGGTTGGGATACTATTGTGGTTCATCACTATCCGGATTTAGTCTTTATTGTGGAGAAGTACCCAGATAGTGTGGCTTATTTACCTTATGCTGTACTTACCTTCTTGTTAGGTAATATTGGCATTAATGCTTGGAAACGACGTTAAAATGCAAATGACTTTACTCGATATGACTCAGAATGTCTTAAGTGCCTTGTCTTCTGATGAAGTCAATAGCATTGGAGATAATGTTGAGTCTCAACAGATAGCTACTATAATCAAGAATAAATATTATGATATTGTCAATCGTACTCAACTTCCTGAACATAATCAATTAATTCAATTAGAATCTTCACTTAGTTCTATATCTCCTGTTGAGATGTTTGTTCCTGATGGTGTAACAGAAATCAAATGGATCAAGTATTTTAATACTAATATATTTGATAATGTTAATACTACCACGGCCGCCCATGGAATTAATGTAGATATTAAACCAACAGTGCTATGGTCTACAACTTCTGTGACTAGTAATACTATTGGTATAGGCTCTAAAACATTTATAGTAACTTCAAGTACTTTACCTATTAAGACTGGACAGACGGCTACAGCTACATCTGGGTCTAGTTCTATGACTGGCAATGTAACTAGCTATTCAGGCACTACTTTAATTCTTAATGTAACTTCAATACAAGGTTCGGGAACATTCAGCTCTTGGCTTATCAATGCTATTTCAAGTAGTAATCAAGCTATTCCGGGATATCAATATGTAACTATTCTGCCAATATCTCAATTTATTGAAAGAGTTAATACTTTTAATCCGACTGAGATTAACGTAGGAACATTTCAATTTACTAATAATGTAAATAATTTTCCCGGATCTTATACCTTCTACTATAAGACAGATCGTCAACCTACCCATTGTTGTATTTTAAGTAACTTCAATGTTATTTTCGATGCTTTTGATAATACTCAAGACTCAATTCTTCAAACTAGTAAAACTATGTGTTGGGGCCGAATAGTTCCGGAGTGGCAGATGGTGGATAGTTTCATTCCTAATCTAGATGATGAACAGTTTACTCTGCTACTTAATGAAGCTAAGGCTTTAGCCTACTTTGAAATTAAACAATCTATTCATCCTAAAGCTGAACAAGAAATTAAACGAGGATGGAGTAATATTCAGAAGAATAAATCGGTGACTAATAGGCCAACTTATTTTAATGAGTTGCCTGACTTCGGCAGACGCGGCGGGATGATAACAAGTAGGGCTAGTGACTTTAAGATGAGAGGATGGGATTCTTCTAATGGCTGATACTAATTACTACATTCCTAATACCACTAAGATGCGATCTAGAGATCGAATATTTAAGCTTGGTATAATTGATAATAAACTACCTAAGAATAGTACAGGTATGGTGGATACTAGACTATTTAGTGGAGAGAATAATCTCCATGCCAAGATGGATCCAGAGACTTGTTTCTGGTCTTTGCAATATGGAAATGGAGGAGTTTTACCACAACCTTTAAAAGTTAACTTCACTTCCTTTCCAGCCCTAAAGCGACATGTTGAAGATTATTTCAGGACCAGGAATATAGAAATCAAAGAAATTCAGGATTAATGCCCCAACAAGTTCTTAGTAGTGTAGAAAATTCATTTACTAAAGGCTTAGTAACTGAATTCACCGGATTAAACTTCCCGGAGAATGCAGCTACCGATACCAACAATTGTACCTATACCTTGGTTGGAGATGTTGTACGCCGAGAAGGCATTGATTTCGAAACTAACTTCTCATTATCTGCTTTAACAGATAGAACTAATAAAGCTATTTCAAACTATAAGTGGAATAATGCAGGTGGAGATAGTCTTACTCAAGTTGTAGTTCAACAGATAGGAGCTACGCTATACTTCTATAAATCAAGTTCAGCTACTGCAGCAGCGCCATTATCAACTACTTTGTTAGCTTCCACAGTCTCTGTTTCTTCTTTTGTTGCAGTTGGAGGAACATTTGATCCGACAGTAGAATGTCAATTCGCAGATGGTAATGGTTATCTGGTAGTCTTCCACCCTAGCTGTGATCCATTCTATTGTACGTATTCAGCCGGTGTAATAACTGGTAATGTAATAACAATTAAAACTCGAGACTTTGAAGGGGTAATAGAAAATCCTCTGATAGCTAATAATATTCGTCCTCCAGCTCCAATCTCAGCATCTCATGTTTATAATCTTGAGAACCAAGGATGGGGTCACTTCTGGGCTGATGTTTCCACACAAACATTTGGAGTTGGTGTTCCCGCTACCTTTGCTATAACAATTACTAGTTCTTCTCAACCAATACAGGTTGGTGACTCTGTCACAATGGTTGAGGCTGGTAATACTGCAAATATGTCAGGATCAGTTATATCCTATGTAGGTAATGTATTGACTGTTCAGATGGTTAATAAGGTTGGGGCCGGAACCTTTTCTAGTTGGAACATCAATCCCACCGATTGGTATATTGCACAATGGTATAATGCTGTAGGAGCTTATCCAGCTAATAGTGATGTATGGTGGAATTATCGAAATTCTTCTAATGTCTTCGATCCTAAGACTACGTTAAATAATGTTACTCCTGGTAGCTATCCTGCACCTAAAGGCCATTTTGTCTTAAGTGAATTTAATAAACAACGCGCTGGTCTTATTAATACTAACCCAGCTTTAATGCCGGATGTAACAACTACAGTACGACCCCGAACTGGAGCTTGGTTCCAAGGTAGAGCTTGGTATACTGGAGCAGACAGTAGTGTCTTTGTTGGAACAACTTATCACACTTGGACTGAGAATATTTACTTTTCTCAGATAGTTCAAAGTGGTAGTGATCTTGGATCTTGTTTTCAACAGAATGATCCAACCAGTTCTACTCTATTTAATCTACTTCCTACTGATGGTGGAGTGATTAAAATACAAGGTTGTGGAAGTATTTATAAACTATTTCCTCTTCAAAATGCTATGCTAGTATTTGCCGCCAATGGCGTATGGTATCTCACTGGTAGTACTGGAATAGGGTTTGCAGCCGATGACTATACTATTGTAAAGCTTTCTTCAGTGCGAAGTATTTCAAGTGCATCTTTTGTAGATGTGCAAGGTCTTCCAATGTTTTGGAATGAAGAGGGTATTTACAAAGTTGAACCAGCTAAGCAAGGAACTCAACTTCTTAATAGCCCATTACATGTTAATCCTCTGGAAGTTAATCCGGTAACTGTAGGAACTATTCTTTCCTTTTATAATAACATTCCTTTACAAAGTAAGAAGTTTGTTAAGGGTGCGTATCATCCGATAGATTATATAGTTCAGTGGACATACAAAAGTGTCAATGAAGTATCAGTAACTGATCGTTATCAATTTGATAGTATTCTAAATTACAATGTAGTTAATAAAGCTTTCTTTCCCTACAGTATTACAGGGACTCCATTTATTCACGGAGTAATATATGTTGAAGGTCCCGGAGGTAGTAATTCTCCACCTCCTGTTCTTAAATACTTTAGTTCTCGATTAGCAGGAACTTACAGTTATACTTTTGCAGATGAACATGATTCTAGCTTTGTAGATTGGGCTTCTAGTGGAAGTAGTAATTATATCTCGAGTTTTACTACTGGATATAAATTACATGGACAAGGTGGACGTAGATTTCAAATACCTTACATCTATATATACTCTAGACTAGGTCAGCCAGTATCCTATTACATTCAAAGTTTATGGGACTATCCTTTGAATACAGATTCAGGCAAATGGAGTGTTAATCAGTTAGTAAATATTAATAGTCCTAACTTCGGCATGGCATTTCGAAGACATAGATTACGAGGATATGGCTTGGTATTACAAATTAAAATAACTTCAGTAGATGGACAACCCTTTGATATCCTAGGTTGGGCACTCTATGAAACTGCTAATCAAGGCGTCTGATGGATCCTGTTTCAATTGGTTTAGGTCTTGCTGGTTTAGGATTATCTCTTTTCGGAGGAGCTGAACAAGCTAGTGCTGCCAAACAACAGGCACAGCTAAGTGCTCAGGTAGCAAGTGTCAGTGGCCAGATAGCTGGAGATGAACAACAAGTTCAAGCTCAGAAACAACAACAGATGGAATTAGAAGCTAATAGAGCGCAGTTACAAAACTTTCGTAATGTTCAACAAGCTCAAGCTCGTAGTGTGGCCGGTGCTACTGCCGGAGGAGCTCAATTTGGTTCAGGCTTACAAGGTGGCTTAGCTGCGGCCTCGGATGAAGGTGGAGTTAATGCTTTAGGTATTAGTCAGAATTTAGAAATTGGCAGAAACATCTTTGGCATTGATACTGACATAAGTCAGAAGAGAATTCAGATTGCTGGACTACAAAGTCGATCAGCTTTACTTGGTGGGCAGGCTGCTACAGGCCAGGGTTATCAATCTCTAGGCGGTGCTGCAATTAAAGCAGGCCCAATTATTGGAGCAGCTTATAAGAATATAAGTAGTAACACTGGATTTGGAGGGCCTTACGTTTAATGGCACAACAGCTAGATCCCATTACTGTCTACTCTGATAATCAAGACCCTGCGCCAGCGCCTCAGGCAATACCGGGTCCTATTTCTGTTACTGAGCCTGATGCTCCAGAACAGAATCAGATTAGTTTGGCTCCAGTAGATGCTAGTCCAGCTAATCCTCCGCCTCAACCAATAGCTAAACAACGTGCAGATAAGTTTAATTACACCTTTGGTGACAGCGGTGTAATGGATGCTGCTCAAGTTTATATGCGCATTCTACATGGTGAGGAACCTGGCATACGAGAAGAATTCTCCGCTTACTTAGATCAACAGAAGGCTCAGCAGAAACAACAGATGTTGCTAGATGCTGCTCGGCAGAAGGGCACTGGTCTAGATTACACTGATGTCAGAAAGATCTTAGATCCTTTTAACCCTGCTAATAAACCTAGTGATCCTGCTTCGGTATTAGAGGAGAACTATGGTAGAACTTACATAGGTTCTATTCATGAAGCTGCGGCTGCTATGAAAGATACGGTATTAGATCAGGCTGTCAAAGATATTCCAGAACAAGTACAACCTTTAATAGATAAGGGTAATGCTGTGGTGTCTAAGATGGAGTATGTCCGTACTTGGCAAGATAACTTAGGTCAAGAAGTTCATGAACAGGGCTGGTTACCTTATTTAGCTGATCAAGCTAAAAGCTTAACTCAAATATATCCTGAAGCTAAGATGAGAGGCTTAGTTCCTGAAGCTGGAGGTACTCTTGGTGCTGGTCTTCTATTAGGAAATAACTTAAAGACTCAAGCTGATGTCCTACTACGGATACCTGACTTCGAGACTTTCAAGTTACGTGTCGATAATATCCTCAATCCTTTACGTCAAGATAATCCTTCTCTGGCTAAACAGTTTGCTGATTACCTGGTTGGTACTACTTCTGCTCAGCGATTTCTTGATAGTACCTTCACAGCGATAGCTCCATTAGATATTGTTACTGGTTTAAAAGGTGGTCTTGCTTTAACTCGTAAAGTATCTATTTGGAATAGATCTAATCAGGCTGTGAAGAATATCGTGGAGTCTGCTGCACAAGCTGGTAAAGATATTCCCATTAAAGCTGCGGCTGCCGAAGGTGCAGGCAATCCAGTTGAAGCTGGGGTAATCAGAACTGCTGATAAAGTAAATAAAACTCTTAATGGTACAACTGATTTCTTCCAAGAGATGGTCGATAAGCTGCCATCTAACTTTAGATTAGACTTAGATAACCTAGCTAGAGACTATGACTATTCTCGTCCAGGCGCGTTAAGCAGGGAGCAAATGACTCGTCTTCAAGATGGGTTCCTTAAATCTGCTGATACTATTCTACAAACTGCATTGACTGCAGCCAGAGTTAATAGAACTCCCATTCCTTTGGAAATGGAGAATGCTCTACGTGCTTATGGCACAACTATTAAAGATCAGTTCCCCGGTTTAGAGGGGGCTATCTTAGATTTCTCTGCTCCTAAGCGTGAGCCTATTACTAATACTTTTCATACTGAGGTTCACCTATCTAACATTGGTGGTGATCTATTCTCCAATGAACAGGTTGCTAAGAATTTCGTAGATTTTCATGGCATTGGCGGAGCTAAGATAGTTCCTGCCGAAGGCCGAGTCCAGACTATTCCAGAACGACTAGTTGGGAGTAAGACTGATATAGCTACTAAGAATAGATTAGAGAAGTCTATTCCAGAAACTGAAGCTGCCTTAAAACAATATGTAGCTAATGCTAGAGTTGCTAAAACTCCTGAAGAGAAGGTTGAGATCTTATCGCATGTCAGTGGTGAGGATGGCATAAGAGCTTTGCTTAAACGAGATAAGGAAGCGCTCAAAGCAGTTAATGCCAGGATTACTAAAGCTCCAGCAGTAGTTGAACAACAAGGTCTTGGTTATAAGATTGTGGTTATTAAGCCATATATTGAGACTGATGATCTAGTTCGTAATTATATGATTGAGAGAGATGCTAAAGGATTGTTTACAGGAGCAGGTGCCAGTAAGGTTTCTACTTCTCAAAACCCAATATTAGCTGCGTTAAGCAGATGGCGAGGTGCAGATGATACCTTAGCTTTGAATGATTCTATTCAACGTAAGGTTGCGGTATATTCCCAGAACTTATTTAAACAATGGGCTAAAGATGAACAATCTAAGATCGAAGCAATTGCAACAGGCTATTATAAGAATGATCCTATTACTGGTGTCAGTTATGGTTATTGGAGTGCTAAGCCTAGAGCTATCGCTAACAAAGTCTCATTAAAGCAACGACAGACCTGGAAACAATTTACAGATACTCTGGACTATGCTCGCAAAGCTACTGATCCAGATACCCTAGAGCGAGGCTATTTCTTTAAAACTCCCGGTGAACTCGAAGATCATTATCTTAGATACTATAATCGTTCGCCTAGTTTTCCTGAAGTAGAAGCTTACTTTGCTCATGTTAAATTAACCGAGGGTAATAGAATATTCTCAGAGATAGCTGAGTTTCGTAACCGTGCCCGCATTGGTACCGAACAGCATCAGATTTCTGTGTTAGGTCCAGGTAGAACTAAAGCTTCTTCTGTCTCGGGATACTTCGATGGTATTCAAGAGAAGACAATGCCTCATGGTAAAGACAATATCTTAATCATGGGTACGCGTAAGGGAGATGAGAAGTTATATAATTTACAGAGTCGTGCACTTAATCCACAGATTTGGGAGAAGATGGAGAAAGATGTTGCATCGGGTGCTCGTAGAGTAATTAGAATTTATAATCCCGATGAATATCCTCTCAAGAATTTTAGTGATGTAGCAGGTGCAGAACGAATTAGATATGTCTTAACTGATCGAGTTGAGACTAAGCCCCTAGACTTCAATCATGTTACAAGACGTGGTGGCGGTCACTTTGAATATGATTATGAACATTATATTAAACAAGCTCAAATAATTCCTGAACGGGCGGGCTCAGTAGCCAACGATAAACGTACTAAGTACAATGATCTCTACACTGGAGATCAGACCGTAATGCCAATAGACAATAGAGCTAAAGGTAGAGACATTGTCAGACGCATGGATGCTGTCCGTGTCTTAATTAGAGATAATAGAATAGACGAAGCTAAGGTTCTTGCTGAACGTACTCTTCCCATTGACTGGGATAAATTACATGGTTGGTTTAATCCTAAGAGAGATCCTCAAGGTAATATTCTTCCCCCACGTCTGAGTAAGACTGAACCATTTTACGTTGTTCCTAAGAATAGAAAAATCTATGATATAGATAAATCATTGGAACAACGTTACCCCGGTACGTTTAGGGACGGAACCCGTGAAGGATCTGATGCTGCCCAGAATAGAGTAGCCTTCAATCTACAGCGTGATGCCGATGAAGTTGGAACCATCACGGGTGGACGAGATAGTTCATTGTGGAAGTATGAGCCAGCCAAGATGGTTGATCCTATTCCCACTATGAACCGTGCTCTTAATAGAGCGATCAATAGCACTTACATGGATGACTATAAGATCTTCGCTGTCGAGCATTGGCTCCGCGAAGCAGGTCCATATCTTAAAGAGGATGAGTCTTCTATCAGAGCTTCTCCATTCTGGAACTTTAATCTAGCTAGAGATGAGACGGCTTTTAAGTCTGGAGCGCCTCATGATGTAGTGCAGAAGCTACTTGCTAATAGAATGAAGATTAATCAATTCGTTGGTGTGCCTAATACTTTTGATACTTGGATTCATAGTATAACTCAGCACTTAGCGGATACTGCCTATGAGAAAGGCGGACTAACAGAGAAGGCTGCCATCATTCCGCTATGGGCATTGAGTCATGTTCATGATCCTGTTCGTCTTCTAAGATCCTTTGCTTTCAACGTTAAGTTAGGTATCTTCAATCCAGCACAGATCTTAGTACAAGCACAGACCTACGCAAGTATTGTTGGTATTGCTGGCTTTCGACATGGTGCTGGAGGTACGGCAGGCGCATTCCTTCATGGTTGGGGTAACATTAATAGAACTCCAGGGTTCCTGACTAAGTTGGATGAGATGGCTACTGCCTTGAATTATGGTAAAGCAGGAGATTGGTTAGAAGCTAATAGACTTTTACGTGAAACTGGCTTTGAACATGTCGCCGGTGAATATGCCTTGAACGATAATATGCAACATAAATTTATCGGTAACGATTGGGGTAATTTCTTAAATGCGGGACAAGCATTCTTCAGAACAGGTGAACGCTCTGTTAGGCTCGGAGCTTGGTATACCGCTTACAGGGAGTTCCGAGAGATACATCCTAGTGGCGCGATTAGTAGCGCTCAGAGAGCTGAGATTTTACAAAGGGCTGACTTACTTTCTACTAACATGTCTAGGGCTTCTAGCTCTCAGCTCCATACTGGTGTTCTGGGACTTACTACTCAGTTTCTTACATACCAATTAAGATTATCTGAATTAATGTTTAGTAATAGAATAAGCGGAGCTGCTAGGACTAGAACAGCGGCTATTTATGCTGGTCTATATGGTTTACCTATTGCTACAGGTCTTACAGGTTTACCACTTTATGATGTCTGGCGGAAGGAAGCTATTGATCGTGGTTATGTGATGGGTCAGAACTGGTTTACTTCTGCAGTGATGGAAGGATTACCAGCTACTTTATTAGCCTTAGCAACGGGCAAAGGGGATCTAGAGAAAGGTAACTTCTATAACATTGGTCCTCGTTATGGTATTCAAGGCTTCAATCAATTCTGGTCTGACAATGTCTGGTGGAAGATTATGGGCGGTGCTTCGGTAAGTATCTTCGCCAATACAATTAACAATACTAGTCCTCTCGCTTTATCTATGATTTCATGGATGCGAGGTAATTCTAAAGAGATGGAGCATCCCTTCAAAGTAGAAGATGCTTTGGATATCTTTAAAGAAGTATCTAGTATCAATGCTTCTTGGCAAGTATTAACTGCTATGAATACTGGACGTTGGCTATCTAAGAATGAAGGTTATCAAGGTAATATCAGTACTTTGAATGCGCTATTCCAAGGAGCTACTGGTCTACATAATCAGAAGGATGATGATGCTTACCAGATAACTAATATTCGTAAGGCTGAAGAAGAGTATCAGAAATATACTGAGAAGATGGTTATCAAAGAGATTAGACGCGGTCTGCAAGATTCCTCTAATCTAGATCAGAATCAAGCCAATGAATATATGCGCCGTGCCTTTGGTCGAATGGAATGGTCAGGAATGCCGTTGGATATGAGAGCTGATGTACTTTCTAAAGCTTTAAATGGTTATGAAACTCAAGCTGATCAAGTCAATCAATACTTTGCAACTTCTAAAGTTCCGACCAAGAAGTGGTTTCAGTCCGATGTGCCCAGCACTCGTTTGGAACAATATAGAACTAAATTACTACAGGAAAATAAACCCTAATGGTTTCATTTGACATTCAACCACCGCAGATAAATCCTCCGGATTGGACCAGAGTATCTCGTCCTATTCAAGAGCCAGAACATATTACTAAAGCCGATACTTCCACAGGTATAGCTCTTAGTACTCTAGGTACTGGTATTGAAGAAGCGGCTAAGCTTTATGACACTTCGGAGAAGTCTTATCTTAAAGATAAGGTTACTGCTGGTGTTGACAAGTTAAGAGATGATTACACTGCGGCCTATTTAAATATCCGTAATCAACAGCAAGGTTTAATCCCTCCTCAACCTCAGACCTTAGCTCAGGCAGAGACACCTCCAATTCCGGGCGGTTTACAATCAGGCTTGGATAGAGCTACTCAATTAGGTATATCTCAGGCCCAGAATATGGGTCATGTTAATGATACTCTCTATACTATGAATCTTAATTCTCTGGCTAAGCAACTCCGGGCTCAGTATCCAGGTTATAAAGATTACATTGATGATACTATTAAGAATGTTAGTGGAGTTGATCCTGCCAATGCAGTGATGCGTAATCTATTAGAAGATATTAATCGTAATGCTGGCAATGCTAAGTCTGAACATGATAAAGTTACTACCATGGTTAGGAATGCAGTAACAGAAGGTTTAGGTGGAGTTAATCAACATCAAGTTCCTAATGCTGCTATCTTAGCTTCAATGTGGGATCGTGGCCAAGTAACTCCGGATCAAGTCTATGCTTATATAGCTAAGTACTCATCCAAGGATTGGGAACGTAAGCAAGAGATGTCAGAGCGAGCCAACGATCAAGGTAAGCTATCAGATAAAGTAACTAAAGCTGAACAGTCTTTTGCTAAGACAGTTGGACACGATACTCAAGCTGCCTTGGATATTACTAATATAGCTGGAGGTACTCAGACTGCTCAGGGTTTAGTAGATACTATTACCAAAGCTAATGCAGAAGGATCTAAAGTAGATCCAGTCAGACTTGAACAAGGTGTTATGGGTCTCACTGCTTTAAAAGCTAATTTAGTTTCTAATGCAATACGTAAAGCTAATGAACCTGACTCTAATGGTCAGACTACCATAGGTTTAATAGGTCCTGATAAAGTTAAGAATCATATTGCTGAACAGGTTAGGCCTCTAGATGAATACATCAAATATATCTCTGATGAGAAACTAGGCTTTGCGCATACTGCAGCCCGTATAACTCAATCCATTGATGAGAAGACTCACTTAGATCTTTATAACCAACCTAAGGTGGGAGATCAATTAAGAATTATTGCAGGCATGGCTAAGATTGCCCCACAATGGGGCGATGCTATGTTGAAGGCAGGACTGTTATCTAACTTGCCTCAAGATCTAATTCCAATCTATCAAGGTAAACTAGCTGCCGCAGCAGCTCAGATTGATCCACTTAATCCGGCAAGTGCTAAGGAAGATATTCAACAAGCTAAGAAAGCTAACATTGCTCCATCTACTCGTCTAGTTGATAATTATCTAATGATCCCTAAGATCATTGCGGATCCTAAAGCTCCCGATGATGTTAAACTTAATGTAGCTAAGTATGCCTTTGCTCCTAATAATTGGGGATTGATGGATGAGCTCAAGATGGATTATACTAATCTGAAAGGACAGTATGTTCCGGGTAAATACTCGGCTTATGATCGTATGTTATCTACTGATATTGTCGATAGTATGTGGAAGCTTCGGCAGCAAGGTGGTGAAGGTAAAGTAGCCTGGGATAATATGAAGAGGTGGGGAGAGAATGAGTTCCCAGTTCTGTTCCGAGAAGATTTTAAGAATATATCTAATGCTAATGCAACATATCAATATGCTCCAACACCTACTGCGGCCTTAGGCGATAAGGCTCCCTTACCTAAGAAGTTTGAAGTTCACTGGGATAATGAACATAATAGATTTCTAGAGCTTCCTCTTAATCCAGGGGCTATATTAGATTCAAATGTTTATGGACGTAATGTTAATGCTATTATACGACGTGTCAATGGTGCTTTAGATCAATTGAGTAATGTTCAATCTAAAGAAGGTAGTAATACTAGCGCCTATGTTCTAGGTATATTACATAATGCTGATCCAGCTCTACAATCTATTACTAGACCAATGATGAATGCTATTATATCTTCTCACGATAAGTCTCTGCAGAAATTAGAAGATACCTTTAATAAGGGTAAGGAGTAAAAGTAAATTCATGGTAAGGAATTTTCAATAACATGCCCATTGGTTCTAGCGCAGGAGAATATTTTCCCGATGAGTCTGCCTTCTTAGTCGATCAGGCTAAGAAATCACAGGCTATTACCATTAGGCCTGTGCAAGAGCCACTCTCCACCACTTCTACGATGTCTCTAGGAAGCCCTACGGAGCCCGCTGGTGCGTTAAAACCAGAGGGAGGTACCAATGTACCGGAGAAAGTACCTGAGACTAACTTAACCCCCGAAGGAGAGCATATAAGGTTTCGTACAGCTAGTCCGTTAGTTAATATTACCGATGAGGATATTGAACGAGGAATTAACATAGGGATGTCGGCAGGTCCGGGTACTATGGCTGGAGTTAAAAGCGCAGCCATCGGAAGTAAATTATCTGACCTCGCACATGCTCAAATCTTAGAAGGTACTGGACTTCCTCCCGGTAAACTTGGAAGTCTTGACGAACACATATATCAGAAAACTGGCTTTTGGCGTGGAGCTGAAGGTAAATGGCGTTATGAAATAGACGATAGTAAGGCTAGCTTTGATAAAGGATGGCACGAGGATGCTCGTGTTAGTACGACTGGAGAGAAATCTTTAGCCTTACCTTTAGTTTTAGATCATCCAGAATTGTACAAAGCCTATCCTCAATTACAAGATATTAGAGTTGTAAGAGATCCTATTTATCCTTCCACAGGTGCAGAATGGGCTTCTCGATCAAAGACTATAAGGATGGGTACAGAAGCTTCTGAGAATCAAGGTATCTTAATGCATGAAGTTCAACATGCTATTCAAGATATTGAAGGGTTTGTTAAGGGAGGTTCTCCCGGTAAGGCTGGGAAAGATTATCATCTAAGATATACTAGAGATGTTGAAGCTTTAATTCCTGAATCCGAAGCTATAATAAGGAAAATCAATACTAAAGGTCTGACCGAAGAAGAGTATGCTCGAAGTAAATATCTAACTACAGTCTTTAAAAAGTATCAAGAATACAAAGCAGCTGGTAATCAACAAGCTGCTAAATATTATCTTAGGTTAGCAGGAGAGACTGAAGCTAGAAACGTAGAAACTCGTTTACTTCTAACTGAAAAAGAACGTCGTATGTTCCATCCAGAACATACTGCAGATATTCCAGCACATCGTCAAATACCTGTCAAGGAAGCTGTTACTACTTCTGCCTACGGTGTAATGGATCCGAAGACTGGTATGATAATGAAGTCAGAACCTATCACTTTTAAAGAGAATTAATGTTGAAATGGACACTCATAGCCACACTTAACTTCGGAACCCCTCATGCACATAAGATGATCGTTCATAATTACGACTCCTGGGCCGATTGCCTAATAGGATCAGTACACTATCTAGCACATTCAGCCTCAGGAACAGCCGCCAGTTGTATGTTAACTTACTTAATTTAGAATCAAGACACGAAAAAACCCCGTAAGGATTTACGTCCCTACGGGGTTCTTCTTTGACTACGCCTTAGATTCGAACTGCATTCTCCCGGTGCGACCGGGCGCATCAACCATCTGAAATGCTTGTCGTAATCAAATCATATCACTTCTTAGTCTTGGAAGGCTTCCACTTCTTCAGATCATCCAGCAGAGCCAGACCTTCCTTGGGATCAAGGATAGCAATCTGATCAAGGATGTCCGAGACGAAGGTGGTCAGTTCTTTGTAGGCAGCTTCCCAGCCGGCCTTATCGAACTGAGTCTCCGGCGTCCGCCAAGAGAAGGCATCCCGCCAGTAGATTTCATCATCTTCACTGTCGTAGCCAAAACCCTTCGGCAACTCAACCGTGTAGTGGCCCTTCTTCAGGCGCTCCTTCAACTCAGCTACGGTCTTTGGACCATTCGGTTCATTCTTGAAGAACTGCTCCGAGATCTCATTGTACTTAACGTACTTGAGATCGTGAACACGACTTGTAAGGAAGCTACGCTGATGAACAGCAGTGTCAGGTTTGGAGTCCGTGATCACCTGGATCACAGACTGAGTAGCAGCCTGAGGCTGACCACACTTCTTCGTAGTTGTAGGCCACGGAGAAACGGTAACACAATCATCGAGATACATGGGATTATTCCCTTCTTCTTGTTTACGCATTATCTTTGAGAAGCTGTCTCCGTCTAGATAGGGTGAGGAGACAACGCTGCACTTTACTTCAGGTAAAGATGCAAAGGTATTTACTGAATCATACATTAGATAGTCCATTTTATAAGCATTATAAATATGTTTTGAATTAGGATAGCCGGGGAACCATTTCTTCCATTGTCTGTGAGAAAGATGAGGATGTCCTATTTCACCTAATAGGATATGGTTCCATCCACGACACCAAGACATAGCATCTTGTTTAGTTCTCTGCGTGGACATACATTGTCCATCATTCCCATCAAAACATTTCCAGTAAGGTCCTAATCCATCTTCGTATTCTAGATAGTAAGCAGGATTATTCATTGTAATATCCAATAGATCGTAAGCACGATCAAAAGAACCCCGGCCTCTATTAGGAGTGCCGGGGTCAAGTTTACCTAGTGGCTAAGGCGCGGGAGACACCACTAGGAGTGCTGATTTGTCATTAGATCAAATCAAGCTTTAGAAGGGAACGGCGGAGTCATCATCCTTGTCAGCGACGGCTTCGTCGCGGTCTTCGATGTCCTGAACGAGCGAGAGTTCGCCAGCTTCGTCGACCTTGATCTTGACTTCGTTGCCTTCGTCGTCGAGGCCGAGGACGAAGTGATCCAGCGCCACAGGCTCAGTGGCCATGTCCTGAAGGATTTCATTCATGATGTTTCCTTTTCTTGGGTCGTAATGACCTAATTATTTTCTTAGTACTAATTGTTATTAGAAATATTAATGAAAACCCGATTAATACTCGGGCTACTGCTAAGATCCAGACATGATTGTCTATGAACTCATTCATTTTCTCTTTCTTTTGTGGGGAGGTTGTCTAACCACGTTGGCATGCTCGCTAACAACACGAGTGGGAACACGGTCAAGACTACCAGTCCGATGGTATCCAATGTGGTCAAGTTCTTTCTTATCACCTTTGTGGACTGTTCCGGCCTTGAGTGCTTTACGACGGGCTCTATTCCGAGCTTCACGCCGTTTAACCTGCTGAGGATTTTCTTCATAGGCCGTTTCTTTCTTATAGTTTCTAGCCACTATTACTCTTTGGCGCTCCTTTCACGTAGATGGTTATAGGACAAATCTCGTCCTTGATGTTATGCCAGTCGAAATCAATCTCCACGACTTCATCCCTTGGCTTGATTACATTGAGAGTGTACAGCATGGGCAACAGTCCATCTCTGACATTAGCCAAAGATATCTCAGACTGGATTGATTGCGAATTCTGCTTCCTCTTGCGAGCCAGATACTTGGACCCTAAGCTCATCTTCGAGTTCCTTCGCTTTGATCTCCTGCTTCCTGTACTGGAGGGAAGATCGTTTGGATTTATCGTCAAAGGTATCCTTTAGGTATTTGAGACGTAGCCTCTCAGCTCTAGTCTTAGGGTGTTTGATCATTCGTCAAAGTCTAATGGTTTAATGGTAGGTAACTTAATAAACTTCTCTTCAACGAGAAACTCTAAGCAATCTTCTTCAGTCTTATCGTTTAGTTCAAGTAATTCTTCCAAGGTATATACTTCTAATAGGGTAGCGTAGGAAGTCACTTATGGTTTATGCACCTGAGTAATGAAGCAGACAGCATCGCCGTGGGCGGTATGGATATCAAATGTTTGAGACATAGCCAGAGCTAAGATAGCGAAGATTAGACTAGCTCCTAGGAGGAAAGCTAAAGTGTGAGTTATGAAAGAACTAATGAAGCCACTCATCGGGGATATCTCCTATGGCATAGGGGAAGTTGTTCTTGACGCACCATTTAACACTCGACTTACTGTATGAGTAAAACAATATTCTAATATCTAATTGGGGATTGAGTTTCTTTACGGCGCGCATTTTACGTTTAGCTTCGGGACGGAAGTGTCCTTTAGTTTCGACGTATATCTTTCCATGTCTGGTAGCAATGATGAAGTCTGGAACATAGTGTCCTGAGATAAGATACAGTATCTTCTCACCTTCATATTTAAACTTAATTTTCTTGGCTTTGAGGCTAGCGTATATTCTAGCCTCGAATTTATTGCGTAGCATGTATTAGTATATCATTAGTCAATAGGTTTGTCCAGACCGTAGTAGTGCTCATATCTATTGAGACATTCTTTATGAAAGTAAACTAAATGGTTTAAAGGAGGAATATTAACCCATTCAACTCCTTCTCCTTCTTTGATAAATCCATTACATTTATGGCAAGTAACTTTACCGCCGTGAGTAGGGTTAGTTATATATGATTTGTCCATGACGATTTATCTCCGGAACATCAGGTTTTCTAACTACTTTGGTTAAGTATCTTAGTCCGTCGCTATAGCGAAAGGTTCGAAGCTGTGGACGACACTGGTACTTAAACGAGTTATAGCTTGCTGTATTGCCCAGTCTAATGTTTCCTGACTTTCCATCGGGTACTTCTTCGCAAGTGCATTGCGGAGCTCGATCAAGAGCGATGACATCTCGATAATCTCGAATTCTTTTTCTAATACTTTCTTCGCGCGCAGTATGCTCATATAACACCATGTGACCTAATTGTTTATCGATTGCTAATAGATAGGCAGTAGTCTTATTTCTTACCAGGTGATCATCCAAGGAGCCCACAAGATACCCATCAAGTTGATCAAGATAACCGAAGCTATCGTCGGATGCGATTGAACCGTCCTTGAACTTTTGGAAAGCACGGCTGCTAGCAGACTTAACATCAACGATGCACCCGTCGATAACACAATCTCGGTGCCCGATGATCCCATCAACAGATACAGCATCTTGTTCTCCTGTTACTTCGTGGCCGGAGGCTTTGGCCATTGCGATTACAAGCGCTTCAAGTATGTGTCCGTAGATATATTTGATCCTGGCCCACGGGGGGAGGGGCTCTGCAGCCAATGGGGTATGTATTGAGTACCACAGTTGTGCCGGGCACTTTGGGCCCAGACCGCTGAGACGTAAGCCAGTGCGGCTTTGCGGACTGAAGGATCCTTGGAGTTTAATTGTGAGTTCAGACGTGAATTGAGTAGCGATATCACTTGTCAGCCAATTCTCTTCCTTACCTACCATTCGGTAGATGTCTTGTATTAATGTTCGTATTTCTGTCAGTGGACACCTGCCGATATAGCCAATAGTTTAGCAACCTGTAGTAGTCCGAAGACATAAGCTATGCCTGCTGGCGGACCAAAGATGGCAATGATACATGTCCTCTCGGCAACAGACTTCCTAGCCCACCATCCTTCTGGGCCTTTCTTAGCTTTATTCTTCTCTTCTTCTTCCTTTTTCAAGAACTTCTTCCATTTCTTGTATACTTTTAGATCATCCATTGGGATCATATCACGCTTTGATCGACCGGTGAAGAAATCATTAGGGTCGACCATGATAATCTTCTTCATGGCACGCTCTCCTTTGTAGCTTGGGGTGGGCTCAAACGTGGCCCACCCCTGCCTGTTGATTTTCTTAAGGAGGTCTGGGTTTCTGCTGTGAGGAACGAATATTCACGGTACATCCTCCATGCAGTTGAACACTAGTCCGGTGTTCCTACGGTTAAGTTCTATGGACTTGCTGGACCAGCTACTGCATATTATCTCAGTCATGTAACGACCTACTATAATACGTCCTATGTTGCTATTCGGCGTATGCTTATCTTTCCTTTTCAGCGGTACGCTTAGTCTCAGTAGTCGGTTGCTTGGTACGCGTCTCGCGGTGATCTTTACGCGGCGTTCATACCCCTGTCAATGTAGACAGTCTATATCCAGTCTTGCGAATAGACTATTCGCTACTGCGCATCTCTCGATCTTCCGACTCCTTGCACATCCCGCTCATAGGCCTGGAGGTTATCCGTATCCAGTGTGCGGTACAAGAAATGCTGCGTCTACGCGACCAGAACCACAGGGCCGTCTAGGGTAGGTTCAGGACTATGTTGAAGGGTGTGGGTATTCAAGAGTCACTCACATCTAGAGCGCCAACCTTACTCGAACAGTGGTAACAGTGGGGTCAGAGAGGCTGAGAGGTATCTCTTACCCTTAACGCTACACCAGTCACTGATGGTGTTCCCAGTTCGGATCTCGCTTTTATCACAAGCCTACTACATTACGACACATACTAGGACTGGACTCGAACCAGCATTGACACCTTTCACAGTGCCTACGTCCCTCGGTCATCTATCCATCTACTACACGGGTACTAACTGAGCCATCTGCTACTCAAGCTCTATCGGCATCGCACCGAAACTTGCTCAGCTTTATGCGCGCCACCATTGCCGCCAGTCTCCGTCCCACGGAGTGTTGGAATCGAACCAACAGGGAGTGGTAGATCAACCTTTATTCCGTACACCTAGTCAAACTTCAGACCGCTTCAGCTTGTTAGCCATTTAAGACAAGTCCTTTATCCTCATGCGCGTCCTCTACAGAGGTTAGACATACTATGCACCATAGCCGCCACATACGCGTTCTATTTGCTATCTGCCGCTCCAGCTAATGAGACTGGTTTACGGTTGTGCTCGCTACCTTTGCTCACCATCTTGCTCACCAGTACCGCCTTGAACAGTAGAGGATTTATCTACCTAAGAAGTAGACCCCTTGGTAACCTCTATCGGATTTGCACCGATCTTCCTGGGCTATTGCTGACTTTAAGGTTGTCACCCTGATGGTTACATTCCCAGTAGGGAAGTCACATTGGTTCATTTCCTCTCGGACTATATCCGAGGTTCATACAGCCCGGTACCTGAGTCCGACCAGAGGGTGGGGTTGCTTACTTCTTAGTAAGCTTTCTGGAAGCGTGTAGGGTTCATGCTGTAGAATTAAGTATTAGTTGGGCTTCCCTCGCCGGTGCCCTACGGGATCCTTAGCACACGAGAGATATGTGGCACTCCAGTCAACTAGTATTCTGGAGGATTAGAATAACTGTTCAGGTTGTTCCTTTAATCCTTCGATGGCTACCTTCTGTTCAGGGAAAGTATCTGTCTCAGTTTCAAAAGGTACTAAATTATCTATCCGAGCTGATACCCACCGAGCAGCTTTGGCTTTCTTACCACCTGGGGTAGCATGCTCATAGACTTCAAGCTTCAAAGTAGCATCACTGCCATTACCTACCTGACCTTCATAGATGTTACCATCTTTATCAGTCACTGTAGGTGGTGCATAGCTTTGTATTCTACCAGACTGATATTCTTTAGTCACCGGTCTAGTGAAGCTAATATAGTATCCATCATCATCTTTCTTAATTACATTCTTTAAGCCTTGGGATTGAAGTTCACGAATGACTTCTAAGTCTTTGACATTAGGATGAATTTGAACTGCGTATTTATTCCATTGGTTAGGTGTCTTGTTTCTAAACCAAGATACCTTGCCTTGAACATAAACTGTTTCTGTCTTACCGTATTTAACCAATTGTATTATCCTTATAAATCTGGTGTCTTTTTAATTGGCCATTCTTTCATTTTCTTGGCATGAGTATTACATACTTCTGCCAATTGATGTTGACCAATTAATTCAGCACAAAATGCATACATCTTTACGATATGCCATGCCAATTTATCTTGTGCTCTAAGTAGAAACACAGGTTCATCTTCGGGTATCAATCCCGCAGGATCTTGAAATCTATTATAATCTTCTCTTGCGTGTAACATTATTGTATAACCTGCATTTCTTTATAGAAGACTAGAGCATCAATCATCAGATCAATTTCTCTTTGATTGAAAGTAGATGCTGAACCTTCAGTATCCATCCTTTGTATAAGTTCATCAATATCACTCAATGTGTTTTACTCCAATCCTTGTCAATTGTATAATCTTTATGATCATCATTCCAGTAGCTTCCTGCTAATGGACATTTGAGATTAAGTTCTTCACCTACTTCGCGTAGGCTGTCTGCCTGCATCTGTGCTACTCGTAATGCTACCTCCATATCGTTGGGGACTTCTGTTTGCCATTCATCATGAACTAAGTTTACTAAGATAGCATTGTCTTGCTTAAGTAAGTCATGCCACTTAAGTGTAGCTCGCTTCATTACAATAGCCTCACCGTTCTGAAGATAGCCAGACATACATAAGTGTCTTCTCTCACTGACCGTTTCGCCAAATATCCTAACAGCTCTGCCATCGAGTCCTCGAAACCATCCACGTTTCGCATCCGCTGGTATGGCAGTTCGTTTGAGATATGTGAAACCTTGGTATCTATCCATAAGGCGTTCAAGAGCGGCATCAGCTTCCTCTCTTGAACATTCCAATATCTCGGTAAGCTTTCCGTTGCCAGCGCCGAGAAGTAGGGCGTAAACGAACCTCTTAGCACTCTGGCGCGACTTGCAGACTGGTCCAAGTATTCTCTGGTTAAGGGAGTGAGGATCACTTTTGTTCTCCTTTTTACCATTGACCAATGCTTCGGTGAATTCGGGATCATCGATGTAATGAGCAAAGATGCGCAACTGGATACCTTCTGCATCCACGCCGACTAGTAATCGGTTCTTAGGTGCGCACCAGAAAGAACGTAGTTCCTTGCCGTATAAAACTTTATGACCTATTCCATTTAGATCATTTGGTATGTTAGCAGTATTGGGATTACGGTGAGCCATCCTATGAGTCCAGGCGCCTATCCCATAGAACTTACCGTGGATACGGGCGTCTGGTTGTACTAATGCCAGCCATTCGGTAAGCGTACGGCGTCTGGACTCAAGGAGGATACGCTTCGCAAGACTGCGAGCGGATAGCGGGGCTGTTCCTGGTAAAGTATCGAGGTTCTTCTCGTTGATCTTCCATCCAGCCTTCTTCATTATTTCAAGCTTAGCATACAACTGTTTGATATGTATGTCAAGCTCAGGAGTTCTCTTAGTATATCTTAATTTACCTAGCTCTCTCTCAGTCTCAATGTGAGTGTCAGTTTTATCTACTGGTCGCCATCCTGCTTCTCCAAGTATTTCAATAATCTGCTTATGAGAACTTGGATTAAAGCTATGCCAATGGCAATAGCAGAAAGGACTGCCAACACTAAGATCAGAGATATCATTGCGCATTTCCTTAGGAATTGAAGTAAGACTAATAGTGCCATACTTAGTCTCCTTGGGAGTTATCTCACGTATAAGCTTAAGCTTAGGGGGAAAAGCTTCTAAGATATCTTTATCTAGTATAGCTAAGTCTTCTTGTACCTTAGTAAGTAATCGAATAGCCTTATCCCTATTGAAGCTAAAACCATTGCTATGAAGGTTGTTAACAATAATCTGAAAGTCATGCTCAAGATTAATAGAAGGTTTATGTATAGGGTTAGAGACATACCTGGAGTATTTTTGATATATCTTGTGACAGATGTCCACATCTCTAACACAGTAATCCTCCATCTCTTGAGAATACTTAGTCCAATCATTAAACTTTATCTTCGGATATTGGAACTCCAAACCATAGTCTTCAATGGAGTGTCCAGGTCTCGGGTAGTCGACCATCTTGGATATGATGAGGGTATCAGTGCATTGTATATCCCCAGAACATAAGAGGTCGTGAGCCACGAGCACAGGGTGATCATACCCAAGAAAGTTATGGCCAATCCAGTGTATAGTTGGATCTGATCTGAAGTCATTAAATCTTTTCCTTTCGGTATCGTCGGTGGTTAAATTTCTGAAAATCTGATAGGTTTCAGTCTCAATTTCTTTACAAACAATCAGCCATATCTGACTAGGATTGTTTAAACTATTGGTTTCAATGTCGATTACAACCTTCAATCATCCCATCCATTTACAATGGGAGGACGTTCGGGACTATTAGCTAATTCAATCATTGTATTGAAGAGATCATCAATGTATTCACGTTTAACTACATGATAAGAATTAACTCTGGCTACATAATATCCAGGGTATTTATCTATAGACCAACTAATGCCAGTAGCATTTAATTTACAGATTAAATTGAATAAATCATTCATTGTATCTCCAAAGTAACCCCCGCGCGGGAGAGAGGAGACCGCGCGAGGGTATCTCTTGTGTTAATGAATAGGGAGTGGCACGGCGTGGAGGTAGAAGTAGATGATGCCGACGACGACGACAGTCATCGCGGCACAAGCAATGATGATCTCAGTGGTCTTGCTGGTATACATTCGTAGCTCCTGATTAATCCCCACTTGGGATTTGTTAGGCTGCGATCTCTGTGATCTCAGCTTCTGGCTTCTTGAGCGCTTGCTCAAAGAATGACCTAAGTATATTCTGTTCTTTGATAATTGCAATGTCGTATTGTCCTTCAGTATTCTTTCTTTTCATATGACTAATAGATTTCTTCAACATGGTCATGGTCCACCACATTGCTTGTTCTTCCATTAAAATAATATTATCCATCAGGTACTTCCAATATTCCTCTTAGTTCAAATACTTTACAGAATTCAACAGGATCAACCCAGATCCAACTCGTATGATTGTTCATTGTAGCAGTAGGTATTAATAGTACTGCGCCTTCCTTCTTACCTCCATGAGTAAAGCTTGTCAACAACCAAGATTGCTGCGACTTATGACTGCATAGAAACTCAGTGCCTGACTCCATCGAACTGAGCCAGTCCCAACTAGTAGGACCTTTGCCAGCAAGCCGAAGTCGAGGCTGCTCAACCTCTTCCTCAGTCTTGTTGTTGTTTACGACCAATTTAAGCATGGTCCACTCCTTCTAGATAGGCCGTAGGAAGGCCTAGGAAGGCCCGTGGTGCGTTATTTCTGGTCCCAGGTACCTAGACACCGGGAAAATGACTGTTGACTAGATTTTACCTGAATTTATATATTTAGTACTGCCTCTAAAATTTACCGCACAGTTTTAGTACGTATTGATTTGTCTTCCTCATTAATGATCTCCAAATGACTGGGATCACTCATGAACCACCAACCGCCCGTCGCTATTACTTCCACCAGTAGCTTGCCCCGGTTGCCACGATAGAGATCGTTTACTATGCCATACACGTCCATGTTGCCGAACTTCCGTTTCACCTGAGTTCTTCCGATCTGGTACATCGTCCAATCTCCAATTTATAGGAGCTAGGCCTTGAGAGATTAGTTTATCATTGATGGTTGAGAACAACCTGGACCCTTCGAACGGAGTCCTTGAAAACCTGTTGGCACGTGGTGATGGATGGGATGTTAAGATGATCTCATTGTTGGTCAAATCAACATATTCTAAATACCGTTTTGCAACTGCCCCGAGAAATGCAAACACCACACCTCGTTGAGACAGACGCTGAATGATCTCCTTTGTAAGGAAGGAATACTCGTCCCAGTCCTGAGAAAGAGATCGACCTGACTGACAAGTTGGGACCGCGTTCCAAAGAAGCACTCCTTGTGCTGTCCATTGGCTGAGATCACCACAACGTGGAAAGGGGTATCCGAGGTCGGCGACATATTCTTTGAAGATGACGTTGAGGGTTGGTGGAAACTCATTTGGATTGAAGCTTCTTGCAATGGAGAAAGCAAAACCGGTGGCATATCTGCTATCGGGGTACGGGTCCTGTCCGATAATCGCGACGCGAACATCGCGATCTGATGTTGCTCGAAGAGCTGCGAACAAATCTGCCCGCGTAGGGTTGTATGTAGTACCAGCCTTTTCCAAATCTTTAAGCCTCTCATTGCACACCTGCCATTCACCGGATTGCCAGAAGTTAAGTTTCCACGGATAGATCATAGGTCATTCTTTACGCTCTTGAGATGTATATAGGACAAAGAAGTTGCCTAAGTGTGTTTCAACTAACCAGTGTTCTTTGTTGGCCACAGGATCAACGTCGAATGCCGGATAGTGTAATCTAGCTTTGTAATTTAAAATAGAATATTTCTCCCCTTCAGGGTATTCCTTTTGATCATTGGTATTATGGATTATCCCAGTCACTGAACGATGTTCTTCGTTAAGACGCCATTGCTTCAGTTCGCAGATTATCTTGAGATTGTATCCCATATCCTAAGTCCTCTGTTAAGGTGTAAGTTGCAGGATCGAATAGCAGTTCCCCCGCTGGTCCCGTACGACCACAGAACCGGTTCTTGGAGACGACCATACGTGTAACTCGCCGGACAATGGGATCAGGGTGAGTGATCTCTCTGAACAGATCAATTCGAACGTCGGCAATCTTAGAGATGTTCCGGGAACCACGAGTAAAACCATCGTCATTGACGTGACTCACTATGATTAGAGCGAAGTCTAACTCTTTAACCATCATTTCAAGTCGGGTGGAAAGATAGTCGAGTGAAGTTCTTTCATCTTTCCCTCCAAGACCACTAACAACCATAGTGATGTGGTCGAGAAGAATATAACGGCAACCACGTTCGGATACCAGAAATCTAATGGTATCGAGAATGATCTCAGGATCATCTGATCCAAAGTGAGAGTAGATGTGAAGGCGCTCGTCCAGCCTAACCACGTTTTGTATGGCTTGGATAGTTTCAGTGTCTGTGACACCACTGTCCGGTAGATGTGCGGGACGCTGGAGGTGAATACCTGCAATAGCTTGTAGGTGTCGCCTCTTAGGCTCTTCCAAGAAGATTGCGCCAATTGCATCCTTTGTTTCCACGAGTAGTTGATGTTCGATTGCATGCATCACCTCTGTTTTACCGACACCTTCTTGAGCCGTAATTAACACTGACTCACTGGTGCGGATGCCATAAGTCATGAAGTTCAAAGTGGGGAATGGATATGGCACACCATGCTGAGGTTGCTCTCGGATAACCTTCTCGAACTCAGGGAAAGTCGAGATGATGGTTTCAGGAAGAAACTTCTTGGCATTGTACCATAGTGTGACTAGTTCGTCCCTTTCTCCGGCTCGGAGGTAATCATTGGCGTCTTTGCGGGTTCCCCCTGGGAACCGCACCATGAAAACCTTGTTGTAATCAAACAACTTTGCAACTTTAGATGCTGCTTCACGTCCTGCCTCATCTCCATCAAACGCAAGTAGTATTCTTTCGAACGAGTTAACCCAGGATCGGTCCAGGCTAACATCAGTTCCAGCACTAGAAGCGCTGTGAACAGAGACGACAGGACTGCGTAGAACCTGATAAAGCGATAGAGCATCGAGCTCTCCCTCTGTTATAGTCACGGTCTTGTGACTACTTGCTGCGAACTTGTTTCTACCAAACAAACCAGCTTTACTTATATCACCTTGCGTATAGAATGCTTTCTTATTTAAGGTTCTAATTTTATATGAATTATTAGGGTAAGGAAACCCGATGGAGATTGGACGACCGTCATCTCCCACTTTCGTTTTAGAAGAATAGAAGCTAAAGATTTCCTTATTAATTCCACGATATGGGAGATACTCATAGCTGAACACCTCTTCTGTTTGTTTATCAACAGGTGGAGTATAAGTTAGACAACTAAAACAATAACTGTGACCATCTGAATACTTACACAGAGCATCGGATGAGTCACAGTCAGGGCAGGCAATATGTTTTTCGGTTATCTGTTCTGCCAGTGGTAATACTTGGGGAGCCAATTGCGAGGTCTTTCTGGTTCAGCTAAATGTACGGGTTCAAAGGCAAAGCCTCCATCCAATAGATCATCCCAATAGGATCGCAGACCAATATACATCCACGCTTCTATGGGATCAACTCGTTCGGGGAGGGTGAACCGCTTCTTGCCCTGCAGGGTATAGGGCAGAGGACTTCCGTCCTCAGACTTATTCTCAATCACGCCGGAAGGTGTGGTCGGATATAGAAGCTTGGTTCGATAACGCTTGAATTGTACTCCATTCTGGTAATGATTGTCAAGTCTAATCATTTCAGAAGATAGCACAGAATATACTTCTCCTTTGATTTTATAGCATCCAGTCGTCATCTTACCAGATGGGTTCATGACTACAGAACTTCCATCAGTTCTCTTTCGATAGAAGTTATAGGGTCTCTGAGTGAATGCTCTGGCGATCTTAGCAGAGCAGTCAGCAATCAATGAATAGTTCCTCCCTGCCGTCATTAGATCATCACATATGAACACCAGTTGAAACTGGCTTTGCTCAAGTATTGCAATGTCTGGGGTGAATTCGGTCTTTCTCAAGGCAATCATATTGAGAATGTGCGGGTTCATCAATTCCTCCTATTAGGAACAGGCGTGGATTATGTTGGGAGGACTACACAACCCACGCCTGCCTCAGTTACCCATCGCTCGCTCCACGTTCGTGGGTAACTAAGCTGATTTCTTGATGCCGAACAAGGCATTCCGCTTTGCTGCCGCAGTGGTCGGTTCAGCCGCAGCTTTGAATGTAGTACTACCAACTTGCTTGGTTTCACCGGGTTTGAGGATTTCCTTGGCTGCAACATGTTTGGCAGCCTCGGTTCCAGTCTTGACCGAAGCAGTGAAGCCAGCAGGGTCCCACTTCTCGATCAGCCGACGTCTGAATTCCAAGACCAACATCATAGCTGGTTTATGTCCTCCGCAGACTTCGAGAATTTCGATGTCAGTCCAACGGAACATACCTTCGAATGGAATGCCCATCTTCTCCGAATAGGTTGGCCATTTGGCCTCCATCTTTTGAATATCCAGAGCTGAAGGCACCTTGTCGCGGTCGACGAACTTGGCCAAGATGCCAGTCTGTTCGGTCATGTCTGCATCAGTCAATGTGGGCAGATAATCCGTAGCAGAACTTGGCGGTGGCCGCATATCCTTGGGGGGAGACTTAACACCCTTACGCATCTCGGCTCCGAGAGCATCGACCTGAGCCAATGTAGCAACATCGCGTTGTGCATAGGGTAGAGCTTCCGGACTAATCCAGAGACCCTGGAAATCTCGATGATCATGATCTTTTGGCAGATCACCACCATTGAATAGACGTAGCCATCGGTTCCTGCCAGACTTATCCAGTTTTGATGGAAGTTTGATCAGCTTTTTGCCGGCGTTGATTGCTGTATCAGGTTTTGGATCCTCGACTGGCTTCTTTTCAGGAGTATGGTAAACCCCTCCAGGCAATGCCGGCTCTGCCTTCTTAAATGGATTGAATTTCCCCGCCGCCTTTGCGACTGCCGCGATAATAGGTTTTTCCACCTTGGCAAAGTCTAAATGCTGTGAGCAGCTACCCCAGTCAGCGCCGAGACCCAGCTCATTGGTACCGAATTTAATCGGATCGCCCTGTAGAGGAAGAAACACGAATGCCGCGCGATGGTTGACATGAGCCATCAAATTCTTCTCGAACAATGGCTTGTGCAGAGCAGCAGTGAACAGGGCGATGTCTTGACCGGCGGCCATGAACATGTCCTGCAAGGTAGGGATAACAATTTCATAGGCGAAATTGTATTCGTCAGTGTGTCCTGATTTGGGATCAGAGTATTTGGGGAAGTCTCCTTCCAGAAAGAAGGAAAGTATATCGATGCCGATAGTGTCCTGCTCATCTTCCATGATGGTCAGTACAAATGGTTGCACATCATCTTTAGTATGAGTGCCAGGAAGATTGGCTAGATAGTAAACTCGTTCATATTCCTTGGCCTGCCCTTCCAGTGTCGACATATTGTCAACGGTGACTGCCTGAGTATAGTGCTCAGTTTCGAGAGTGGTCTTGTCATCGTGAGTGTCACGGATGGCATAACCAGATACCGTAGGACACTTGCGTAATGCAGTCTCCCACAATTCCTTGGGAACTTGGTGTCCCGCCTTGGCGTGGATGATGGTCTGTGGTTGGTTAATCATTGCTCTCTCTCTTCTTCTCAGCTAGTCTCTTTGGTGTTAAGATAGACCCATCCTTAGAGACTGGTTTAGGATGGCGCCGACGTTGTAGTTCAGCATCACGCTTTGCCGACCGATAGTGAGCATGACGTTGTTTGGCGAGCTTGGACTTCTCGGAAATCCAATTCATGCTGCTGGCTCCAGAGTAGAACGCAGATGCCCGGCCTTGTTGTATTCAAGTCCAAGTTTCTTGCGCATACGTGCACCGTAGTGCACTACATTGGGAACACCTCGTTCACCAACACGTTTGAACGAGGCAATGCGGATAGCCGCTTCATCCGGATGGCTCTGGAAGATGTGGTTTCGCATTGCAGTTCGGTTCTTGAATGTCCTACGGACATTTTCTTGGGCACAGAACCAGCACCGTTTACGCTTGTGCATTAGGCAGCTCCCTTCTTATTCAAGAACTTAGAACCCAAGCCCTCGAACTTATAAACAGGGACAATATCTTCCCCTGGTTTGCCGCCGGGAATCGGTCCCTTAGGACCAATCTCATACTCTTTGTTCAGCATCAATCGATGCTTGATGGCATCCTCGTGAGTCTTGATACGGGCCAAGTCAGACAGCCCGAAGAATTTGGCTAGCTCCGACTGCAAACGCTTGCCCTGTTGTTTCGATTGCCTACCGGCCTCGATCTCACGGTGGATAGTTTCGTAGAATGCGTTTGCTAAGTGTCCCTTTCTCCACTTGGCCATCTTGTCCCTCGACGTGTTCGCAGCACGTTTGGATAATCTGGCACGCAATGGTCCCATTAAACGTGTAATAGGATTACGAATAATCCTGTTATACAATTTGACGAGAGGATCACGGAACCAGCCTAACCAAATGTACCTTACACCCATCGCTATTCCGCACAGCGACACGAGCAGTGCAAGGATTATCAACAATTCGAAGTAGTCGATAATCCATCTTGTTACAGTATCCACATCATTCTCCTTCTCTCGTAATGATTTGGATTAGCAACGGAAAAACCCCACCGTAACCAGAGGCAGTTCATCGAGGGGAGCGATGAACGGAGCTGGCTACGATGGGGTTAAGACCAACAGCCGTGCGGCGACTGTCGGCGGACCAAGTCAGGGAGGGGCTATTAACCTGACTTGATGGATTGGCAGGATATCCAGATAATCTTACCTGAATAATATGCCTGCATAATTCTATCCTTGCTATTATATTCGATGGATCGTCGAGTAATCAGCTTACGCAGGTCAGTATGCGCCATTACGAAGCAAGTCTTCTGCGCATTGTAGAAGCAAATAGTCTTGTGCCAACAATTATCTAGCACAGAGAAGAAATGTTGCTCTGGTATACGTTCTTTCAACTCTTTCAATAGAGCCTTGATTTCCTTGCTTTCTCCGGCAGGGATACTAGGTATAGGATCGCGTTTGTAGAAGGTCTTGATTAGCAGATTGACTTCATCTTCACTTATACCGAGACCTTTGGCACGTTCTTTGTATTCTCCTAACACTCCGCGATTGGGAATGATGCCGCTTCGCATCAGTTCCTTTGGCATGGCTCGTCGCTGCTTACGCAACTTCAAAGCCTTCTGTTGCATGGTTCGATTTGCCATATCCTTTCCCCTTCTCATTATCTAAAGTCTAACATGGCCAGTGAGTTAAGTCAACGTGGCTTAAGTGGATAACCCGTCTTAAGTAGATGTCTTGCTATCTTAGCTTTGTAGAGATCATTCATCGCTTCGTTAAGCGCTTCCTGATCTTCGATGTCTACACCATCACAATTATGATGATCCTTGGGTAAGAGGCCATTGAATAATGCACGGTACAGTGCATTATAAGCTCTCTGACTTACATGGCGTGGTCTGATTACGTATGGCATGGCGGCAAAACCTATCACTTTTCTGGGCCAAACAAGAATCTTTTGCGCTTGGGGCGCACAGATTCCTGCTCGGGCTCATGGTTGAACGCATCCTTGAGTGTGGCTAAGTCTATGAATTCATTCGCCTGTCGACGTAGTCCATCAGCCACCAAACTCCGAGCGGAGATAACAGTACAATGTATACCATGCCTTCGCTGAATAGATTCCAGTAGTACACGGAAGTCTCCATCCCCAGAGAATAAGATTAAGTTAGTGATGAACGGTGCAGTTTCAGCAACATGTACCGCTATCTCCACATCCATATTGCCCTTGAGTTTCTCTGTTCCCTCAAGATCAACATATTTCTTGGTTTCTTTCTGGATTACAGTCCAGCCATTGTAATCCACGTAATCAATCATCTTACGTAAAGGTGATTGAACTTCTTTTGGTGGTAGAGCAGTGAAGTAGAAGGCATGGGCTACATCACCTTGTTGCTTGTAGTAGTTAAGTAACTTAGTGAAGTCTACTCTGAAGCTCAATGCCTTAGTACTCATGTATAGGTTAGACCCGTCGATAAAGATACCGATACGTTTCATTTATTCCCTCGTTCACGCCATGCACAGTATTCACATTGTGCATATCCTAGTGTTTGACAGTGTAACTCTTTAGTAGAGATACAGAGATATCGTGTTGGCCATTCATGAATAGTCTCATATCCAGGACCATATATCCCTTGATTACCATTGTACCTAACAACGTTAATATATTCAGGATGAAAGAAACACTTGACTTGAATTGCAGGTACAGGAAAATGAGGTCGCGCAAAGCCTAGGAGATAGACTTCCTTGTGACTCATTGGCCCGGATAAATACGCACCTTCGAGATATCTATAGGTACCGAGTATGCCATGTTTCCATTTGATGGTATCAACCATTGTATAGTCCTCTCTTGTTTGCATCATTAAGTGCTGCGTTGAATGCTGCCAATGGGGTAGCATACTTCTGTTCATTGATCACAGGCTTATGATCAATAACCAATGTATAACTCCACCACAGAAACTCGTTGTGGGTCACGAGGATAGCGAACTTAGGCACCGTCCACCTCCCCTTCACCTATGACTGCTTTCCAGATGATGAAAGATGTGACGCCGTCGTCCTCTACTAGATCTAAGACGACTGCCATTACATCGTCCATACTTGTATAGACTCCACTTCGATGATCATGGAGACTTGTGGGAAGGATGATTTTATATTCTATCTGCGACATCGGCTGTTCCTCTCGTGATTTCGAATACACGTGGCAGTATATTAGCATAGTAGTCAGTAGTAGCAGCGAAGATACGCTTGCCTAACGTATAAGTAGCAATATACTCATACGCCTCCCAGTCCGCAGCCACTCCATTGGCTGCTAAACGGTGATAAAAGCCGTTCTTAGTATCACTGAATTGATGGTATACTCTGACACCATTTACAGTGTAGCCTTGATTGGCCGTGATCTTAAGTATCTTCATGGTATTCCCCTTGGTTCAAGACATAGATGCGGGCAGTTTATGCGGACATACCCTAGGTCCCTTCGCTCGTTTGGGCCAGCGCAGCCTAGGCCGAGGTAAGGCTTGTTTTCACTTACATGAAAACAGCCGTGGTGCCTCGCATTACCTAAATACTGGTGGTGCCAGTTCCAATGGAGCATTGATGAAATCACGGAACTTCATCGTCTTCATTTGATGGATGTAGCGTTCAGTGCTCGCCCTCATCCATTCGTGGATTTCTTCCGGTGTCCGTTCGATGAACGTATCAACAGCGGGTGTACAATTGGGAACGTGTCCCTTAGTACGATGCTCGACATGGTTGGCCTGTCTCTGGAAGATAATGGAGTATTTGCTCATTTGGTATTCCCCTTTCTGTGCAATGCCGAAACCTCTCTCGGCATTATTAAGTCTACCATGGCTATGGGGTTAAGTCAAAGTAGCTAAATGGCTTAGTGTTGCATATCAGCAACACAAGTTGACATCCACTTCTAATATACTGCTGTATTCATCTACATAAACATATGATTAAACCTATAACACACGCGCGTGCTGCTGAAAACCTATCACTTTTCTCAGGTGTGGCAGATATGCAACACCTGATGTAGATCAGCAACACCTGATCGGACATAGATAGAACGGAATGAGACAATAAAAAACCCTGTGACATTTCTGCCACAGGGTGTGTCTATTAGGTAACACTCTAGATTATATCTCGACTTGATACCATGGTGTCTTGTACGTCACGTCGCCAATTGCAGGCGCGATCTGTTTCATCTCCGATACTCAACCGGCTTGTCATTCGTTGGGCAAATGCTTCATTGGTATACGCCCAGACAAAATACAGGCCAGTCGTTTCGTCTTGCACTGCGTAGCAGGTCTCTCCCGTTTGTACCTCGCGTCGATTACGATATGCGCGGCGTCCAGTCTTGATTTTGAAGGGTATAACTTTCATCTTGGTTCCCCTTATCGTGCGGTATTGCACGTTGCTGCCCCACCTTGCGATGGAGCAACAGCTTGCAATCCTAGGCTGCTGCTTCGGCTGCTTCGGCAGCCTTCTGCTTTGCCTTGGTAGCGATGTATCGATCGCTTGCTTTGAACACCTTGTTCAAGATATCCGTTAGCATGTTGCGTACCTCAGTGAAGGTGACGAGATTATCTTCGCTACCTTCCTTTCGGCTCAGGTCTTGGATGATTGACGCAACGATAGTTGCTTTGCTATCGGTTGTGATTTCATCCAAGTAATCATGGATATCAAGTAAGCGAGCGAACAGAGTGTCCTTAGTATTGATCAGCTCCGGCTTAGTGCCGCCAGTCTGATCAATACCTTCACCTTTGGTGCCACGTTTCACTGTCGGGGCACTATCAATCAACGCCTGATAAGTGCCACCTTTTTCCAGTGCGACAGCCGGTCGAAGCTTCTTAAAGGAAGAGATACTAAGTTGTGTAGTATCCTTGCCCTTTCGACCATCGATTGTTGTGGTGACTGTGATAGGTGTCCGAGTGTTTTCCACTACCGTATCTCGGCCATCCTCACCGTCTAATTCTTTGCCTTGTGCGTCCAATGCATACATCACATTAGCAGTCGCACCGGGCAAAGCGTTGACAGCACGGATATGGAATAGCAATTCAAACGCTGCCAGTACATTGGTCCGCGATGTTGATAACTCGCCACTAAGTTTCGATATCTCAGCCGAACGCCGATCTTTATCCATGTCCTTGATGTCTTGAGGGACACTAGAGATATTGAATTGAACAGGGTCTTTCATGCTCAACTCAAGCATGTCTATACGCTGTTGCTTACCGATGTTGCCCGGCAAAGCATCCGAAAGAACGTGATAAAATTTACGCTCTTTCACCACTGGTTTACCCTTGGCACCAACAATCCTGATCTTGTACAGGCCGGGATTGTTGCCGGTCTCTGCGTCGGGATCAGGCAAAGCATCGATCTGCTCGGCACTCATCTTTTCCATTACCTTGAACATGACTTGAAAGGGTCCGCCTTCATAATCTTGCTTTGCCTTAGCAATGGTATTGATGGTTACCGACAGCCAGTCAGCCTTAGAAGCCACTTCCTTAGCGTTGGCTTCCATTGCCGCACCGATCTCATATTGATGAGGATCAATACGGGTTGGAGTTTCGGTTACAGTCTC